TCCAGCGCGGCGGTGGCGGCGGTGGCGGGGGTGTGCGTTTGGGTGGTCATGGTCCGATTCTCCAGCGTGCGGGTGGTGGTCCGGGCTGCAGCGTGCAGCACCTTCACCAGCATAACGACGCAGCCCCTCACAACGCAACATCGGGCTGGGCGGGCCCTGCCGGCAGGGCCTCCACCCACCGGATCAGGCGGTCTTCCCGGGTCAGCGTGCGCGGCTTCTCCGCCACCAGCCACCCCTCCCGGTCCAGCGCCGGGCCGGCCATGCCCGGCCCGCTGGTGTTGCCGTCCCGCGCCACGATGCGCAGGGTGCCGGGGGTGACGCCCACCACGATGCCGACGTGCGCCCAGCGGCCCAGCTTGGGGTACCACAGCGCGTAGATGTCGCCCAGCTGTGGCGCGCCCCGGCCGGTGGCGCCCGGGATGTAGCGGCAGCCGCGGGCCTTGGCCCAGTCGCACATCTGGACCACCGAGGCGGTGTTGCGCACCGGCCACAGCGAGCCCAGCGCGTGGTGCCCTACGTCGCTGACCCAGCTGGCGCACCACGGGTCGGGCGGCCTGTTTCCCGTTCGCCGCTGCACTCGCTCCACGTAGGGGCCCGCGTTGCTGCTGGGCGGGTACTCCCCGGCGCCCACCGTGGCGGCGCTCACCCGCAGCAGCAGCTCCACCGGGGTGAGCGACACCAGCGGCGCGGGACCCGTCACGGCGCGGGCTCCGTGCCAGTACCCGCGTCCCGCCGGCCGCGCACGGCAGCCACCAGCTCGGCCATGTCGCCTTTCAGCGCCACGTCCACATTGCTGCGCGCCTGCAGCTGCGCCGCGGTGGTGTTCTGCTTGATCGCGCCCAAGTACCCCTTCAGGCCGAACCCGGCCCCGATCACCACCACGCCGAACGACAGCAGGGCCCAGCTGGGCTCCCGCCGCGTCACGATGCAGTAGCCGAAGAGAAAGAGCGCCGTGAAGGTGACCTGCTTGTTGAAGCTCAGCTCGCCCTTCCCGTTGCCCCAGCCCACCGCCTCCACCAGCCGGCCCCACCAGCTCCGCCGGGCCGGCCGTCCGGCCACCAGCTCCTCCGCCATGCCTGCCTCCGTGCGCTACTGCTCCGCCGCCAGCGTCGCCGTGGGCCGGAACGACGCCGGGTCGTCATCCCGCGGGCGGACCACGGCCACCCACCCCACGCAGTCGCCCAGCATGTTGTAGACCGGCGTGCCGGTATGCTCCACCCGCTGCACCGCGTTGGTGTGGACGTTGCGCAGCCGGTAGGTGGTCACGAACACCTTGCCGTCCTCCATGGCCCGCCGCGCCATGCGCATGACCCGGTCCCGGTCCTCCTCGTGCACCGCCCGGGCCCACCCATCGTCCTCACAGTCCTCCCGCGTCAGGCCCGTGTAGTGCACCCACGCCGGGCTGACGTGTAGAACGCTCGATTCCCCGTCCACCACCTTCACCTCGAAACTGGCCACATTGGTCATCGCCCGGCGCGCCGCCCGCTCCAGCGCGTGCTCGTCGCGCAGGTCGCGCAGCAGGTCGCGCAGGCTGCCGCCCCCGTTGGCCTGCAGCTGGGCCTGAATGCTGGCCACGGCGGGCAGCAGCTGCTCCGTCACCGTCTTCGCCAGCTCTCGGAGCTGCTGCTGCGCCGCCTCCGTGGCCGCCTGCCGCGCTTGCCGGCGGCCGCGCACGTAGCGCGTCACGCGCACCGCCGCCGTGCCCAGCCCCACCAGCCCGACGAGCAGGCCGACCACCTTGGCCGCTTCTTCGACGCTCACGTTGCGACCACCAGCTTGCTGTCCACCAGCGCCAGCTCCACGGCCACGCGCACGCCTTCATCGAACTGCACGATGCAATAGAGCGGCGCGGAGCTGGTGAAGCCGGCTGCTGCCAGCGCCGCCGGCTGCAGCACGTCTGCGTCGAACTGGACCAGCCACGCGCCGGCGCGGCCGGTGGGCGTGGGGGTGGTGACGAAGGCGGGGTCAGCGGCCACCGCCGTGCTGCTGTCCGTTGTGGCGAGAAACGCGGTCGGGTTCACCGCCGCCTCCAGCGGCACTAGCCGGCCGGCGCTGTTGGCGCGGCGGACGGAGGCGACGAAGGCGAGGTCGTTCTTGGGGTACAGGTTCGTGGTCATGTGAGGCTCTTGAGTGTCACGGTCGGGGCCACGTCCTGCAGCCGCGCCACGGGCGCCACGTCCTGCAGTGCCAGCCGCGGCGCCACGTCCTGCAACGATACCACGGGCGACACGTCCTGCACACTGGCCAGCACGACCGTGATGGCGCCGCGCCGCACCAGCACGGCCGTGCCGGCCAGCGGCACCGGGCCCGGGGCCAGCGCCACCACGCCCACGCCGCGGACGGCCAGCACCGGGGCCGCCAGCGGCACGCCAGCGGCCTGTAGAACAGCGGTGAGGGTAGCAGGCGCCCCCAGCGCCGGGCCGGCCACCGGCACCGCACCCGGGGCCAGCGTGAGCTGCACCAGCTTGGCCAGCCCCAGCGCCGTGCCGGCCGTGGGCACCGGGCCCGGGGCCAGTACCAGCGACGCTGACACCTGCAGCGCCAGTGCCGGCCCAGCTGTGGGCACGGCACCCGGGGCCAGCGCCAGCGTGCTGCCACGGGCCACGCCCAGCGTGGTGCCAGCCAGCGGCACCGGGCCCGGGGCCAGCGCCAGCGTGCGCGTGGCCGGCAGCCCCAGCGCCGTGCCAGCCACCGGCACGGCACCTGCCTCCAGCTCGATGGTCTCCGCCGGCGGGGCGCCGCTGGAGGCGAGAACCGGAGGTAGCTCGGCCAGCTGCTGGGCGTAGGACCACATGGGCGCTAGCCGTCCACCCGCTCAATCGCCCACGGGATCACGCGCCCCGTGCCACCCTCTTGCCGGATGCCGAACTCGCCCTGCACCCCGTCCGGCAGGCGCAGCAGCCCTACCTCCACTAGCGGCAGGCTATGCGTCGGGCCCGAGGCCACCAGCAGCCGCTCCTGCTCCAGCAGGCCCTCCCCCACGTCCACCTCGCGGCGCCAGAACGCGAACAGCCGCTCCTCACCCACGATGTTCGTCACGTCCAGCACCAGCGCGTAGTGCGCACCGCCGGACGGGCCGGTCAGGCCCCCGCCCAGCGTGTGGTCGGTGTTCAGCGTGCACGTCTGGCTGCCAGCCTGCACCAGTGTCGCGGCCATCAGTACCACCCCCACAGTTGTGGCGCGCACTGGGTCCGGGCGCCGTCGGACGTGGTGAGGTGCAATTGTAGCCGCGTGCCGGCTGGAATGTCGCACGGGAACGGGCCCATGGGCTGGAAGCACCCGCGGCTGCCGGCCTGCCCAGACATGAAATACCCGGCCACGATGGTGCCGGACCCGGGGCCCGCCACCAGCGCCCAGCGGACGCCCTGAAGAAGGCGCTCAGTGACTTGAGGGTTGAGCGTGGTGCCGATGTGGAACGAAAAGGCGCGCCACCGCTGCGTGGTGGCCGCCGTCATCTCATGCAAGCCGCCCGCACCGCTCGCGATCGTCAGCTCCGTGGGCGGCGCCGCGGAGGGGCCGGCGCTGACGTTCACGTGCTCCACGCCCCGGAACCCGCCGGCAGCGTATGGGGACACTGGGCTCGGCAGCACCCCTACCTGCAGCGCGCCGCCGGTGCCGGAGGCAATGCCGCGGGACAGCCGCGCCGCCAGCCGGGCCCCCTTGGGCAGGTGCAGCGGCACATAATACGCCCGGTCCATGGTTGTGACGGACGTGGGGAAGTGCAGGCGCACCAGCGGGCGCTCGCTGCTCGCAGCCCCCACCGCCAGCTCCACCAGTGCGTTGCAGTAGTCGGGCGCCGTGGGGTTGTTGGGCATGCCGATCACGCGGAGGAAGGCGGTGAACCCGGGGGCGGCGAACCTTACCGGATTCAGCACCGTGGCGTAGGCTGTCCACGTATCCCGAGACGTTGACGCGTTGATAGAGACATGCCTTGCAATCTGGTTTGCGTCCTCTCGGAACGGGGCGCGGCGCAGGGTAGCGGGCCCTTGGGGTAGTACGCGCATGGGGTCAGTACCAGCCGAAAAGGTACGGTCGATGATCTTCCGAGGCGCTGCCGACGATCTCCATGGCCACCCGGCTGCCCTTGGGGATGTCGCACGGCAGCACCTCCCAGCCCGCGGCCTGCGGCAGCTGCTGGCCGCGGTCCACCGCCACGCTCCACACCGGGCTCACCACCACCTGCTCGGACGCCGCGGGACCGACCAGCAGCCGCACCGTGGCCACCGCCACGCTGGCCGTCAGCACGCCGTTGCCGCCGAAGCAGACGGTGACGGCGCGCCACCGCTGCGCGGTGGCCGCCGTCATCTGCACCACAGCGCCGATGAACTCGGGGGCGCTGCCGGTGCGGGTGCCGGCGGCAACGATAGTGGGCAGGGCCTGCGACGCGGACAGCCCCACGATCTCCACCCCCCGGAAGCCGGGCGGCGCGCCCGGCACGCAGGGAAACGGCACCACGCTCACGGCGTGCTGACTGCTGCTGCCGCTGGCCATCATGCGCACGGCCACGCGCACGCCGGCCGGCACGGCCAGCGGCACCCACAGGTCTTGGTTGCACCGCTGGTTCAACCCGTGGTTGTTGACGAAGGCGCGGATCAGGCCCACCTCGTTGCCCGCCGTGCCCAGCCCCACCTCCAGCTGCACGCCCACGTTCAGGTTCGCGCCGTTGCTGTTGCTGACGATGTTGAGGTACAGGCCCCGCGCCGCATAGGGCATGGCGGCAATGGCGGTGGACCACGCCCCCCACGTGTTGGCGCTGCCGGGGTAGCTGAGCGTGACGACCCCGAACGTGCTGTTCGGGATGGCGGCCTGCAGGCCGATGTTGCGTCCGGCAATCCGCGGGCGCATGCCCTACCAGCTCCGGCGGCCGAACAGGCGCACGGCCGCCCACATGACCCAGCACCGCGCCGCGGCCACCAGCACCGCCGCATCCGCCACCAGCCACCGCCAGCCGCCCGGCGCCATGGCGGCCCGCACCTCCCTCGGCAGCACCAGCTCCACCCACAGCATGTCATGAAACAGCTGGTCCACCCGCGCCCGGGACAGCCGCGTGCCGAGGGACACCCGGCCCTGCCGCTCGTACAGCAGGTCATGCACCGTGGCCGGCAGCAGGACGGGCCCGGCGAACGGGTGCGCGACCACTGCCCACGCGCCCCGCGGGATGCTGGCGCCGTCCGTGCGCTGGCCCACCGGCAGCCGCAGCCGGAGGTCGCCCGCCAGCACCACCCCCTCCTCCGCGACCTCCAGCATGTCCCGGCCGGGCACGCGCCGGTACAACGGCTCGCGCTCCACGGCCAGCTGCATGCGCCGGCGGCGCGCCGCGCTACCTGCCACCGGCCCACACCCCCAGCAGCCCCACGGCGGCCACGGTCGTGTAGTGCCGCAGCCGGCTGGGCCGCTTGGCCAGCGTGCGGATGCTGTCCTTGTCCGCGGTGCGCTGCAGCTGCGTGGCCTGCCGCACGCTGTCCGCCGCCGCCCGCTCCGCCACCAGCGCCGCCCGCACCTGCCCACAGTCCTGCACCAGTGCCCGGCACGCTGCCAGTGCCTCCTGCGCCGGCGCCGGCAGCTGCACCCACAAGGTGTCATGGACCGCCTGCAAGAGCGTGTCCACGCGGGCCACCGTGCGGGTCACGCGCTGCACCACCGTGTCCGTGCGCCCGGTGGCCACCCGCAGCCGCTCCGTCAACAGCTGCACCTGCACCGCAGCCTCCCGCTGCACGCTGTCCCGGGCCTGCACCTGCCCGGCGCGGTACGCCTGCCCGACCGCCCGCTGGTGGTACCGCACGGCACCCACGCCGGCGCCACACGCCAGCAACAGCGCCGCCAGCGCGACGACCCGCGTGTCCAGCATCCATGCCCAGCCCATGATGCCCCCGTTCTGTTATGCCAGCCGCTCAACGCCGGCCGCGTCGGTGCGCCCCACAGCAATCTGCCACACCCGTTGCTCACCGGGTTCCTCCGCGTCCAGCCACTCCCAGCAGTAGACCTGATCCACCTCCATGCCGCTGCCGCCGATGCCGGTGTAGACGCGCTCACCCAGCAGCGTGCGCGGCCCGACCGTGCAGAGGTCGCTGTAATACACGGCGACGCGCACGTAGGGCGTGCCGCTGTCGGTGTAGCCCACCAGTTCGCAGACGATCTCCTTGGGCTCCCCCACCAGCAGCGTGGCGTCCCCAATGTCCATCGGGTCCGCGTTGTTGCGGGACACCCAGACGCGACCCGCCTGAAGGTGAATCTTGAAAATGCCGGCGCCGGTGGTGCAGTACATCGGCAGCAGGCCCTGCTGGTTCGCAGCCGTCACTGTGCCGGTCTGCTCCACCAGCGCCGGGTCCAGCTGCGTGGTTGTGAGCGTGACCACGGGGCCCGGTGTGTCGCCACAGTTGTGCACCCAATAGAGGTTCTGCTCGGTTCCGCCCTCGTTGTGGACCATCACGGCGCACGGCCCGCGGGGGTCGGCCGGGTCCATGTAGCTGGCCGCGTCCTCCGGCTCACGCCAGCCCATGTACCCGGTAAAGATCACGTCCCCGTAGGGGAAGCCGTCGTAGAACTCCAGCATGCTTTGCTGCGCCAGCACCGCGTTGTCCCACACCTGCACGGTGCCGTCATCCGTGAAGGCGGTGTCGATGCCCAGCGGGCACACCTCCCCGCTCAGCTCAGGGAACTCGACGCATACCCCGGTGGTGCTCTTGACGAAGAAGCACGCCAACAGGTTGCCCACGGTGGCACCACTGCCGTCACGGGTGCAGACGTTGAGCAGCACGTCGCCGCTCAGCGCCGGGTTCGGGTTGACGAACAGGCCGGCATACGTTCCCGCGGCGGCCACGGGCACACTGGGCCCGGTCCCGCCGGCGGACAGGGGCACCCACTCCAGCAGGTCCGGGTCATAGTGGCACAGGTACAGGCTGCCGCTGCCGCCGGTCACCACGTGCGCCTGCAGGCGCACCGCGCACACGTCGATCAGGCGCACCAGCGTGCGCATGCGCGGGTCCACCTCCTCGTACCCTGAGCCGCCGGCGGCCACCAGTTCTTCGGCCCCGTCCGCGTGGAAGCTCACCCACACGGGCGTCGTGTTGGCCAGCGGCGGGCGATCGTCTACCGGCGGCAGCTCCGACGGCGGGAAGTTGGGGTCACCCGGCGTGGGCGGCGGCAGACCCGGCGTGTACGGCGGCGCGATGTCGCCGGCCGGGATCACCGGCGGGTTGGGGCTGAACGTGCGGCACACCTGCTGGAAATACCACCCGACGGCCGGGTAGCCCGGCGGCAGGTAGCCGGAGAGGTCCACGTACAGCAGCTCGGCCGTACTGGCCGGCAGCAGGCCATACGTGATTGCCGTCACCACGCCATCATCCACCGTGGCGTACATGACGGCGGCGCCCATGTCCAGCACCCCGCCCGCCACCGCAATGGTGGCGGGCGCGAGGCGCAGGGCGGTGGTGGCCACGGGCGGCGGGCCGGTGGGGCGTTAGCTGGCGGCGCCGATGCGCAGCAGGCCGGCGGACTGGTCCGAGTCCAGCTGCAGCACGTCACCGTCCGCCAGCGTCAGGGCGCTGCCGCGGTCGTACCAGCCGATCAGCGGGCCGCCGGCCGGCGTGTTGTTGAAAAGGATGACGTACCGGAATGGGCCCACACTGCCGCCGCTGGCGGTCAGCGTCAGGTCGTCCGTGCTCAGCACGGCCACGCCGCTGGTCCCCTCCTCCGCCACGCTGGTGTTGGTGAGGGCGATGCCGTTGGCGGGGTAGCCGTTGCCGGGGGACAGCTCGCTGGGCAGGTCCGCCCGCACCGCGTTGGCCGCGGCGGGGGCGTCGTTGCTCAGCAGGAATCGCAGGTCATCCGCGCCAAGGTTGTGCACCTTGTTCGCCAAGTCGGTGGTGAACACGCGGAAACGGTTGAAAGTCGCCACTAGTCAGTCCTCGGTGTGTGTGGGGTGGGGCCCTGCGTCATAGTACCTCATCCAGCACGACCGGCACGCTGCTGTAGCCGGCCGCGGCATAGCTCACGGCGGAGAGCTGGCGGAGGGTGGCCAAGAAGCTGCGGCGCTGCAGGTGCACCGTGTCTCCGGCATCCTGCACGACGTACACCTGCCCCGCCTGCCCCAGCTCCTCCAGCATGTCCCGCACCACCGCATAGGCCTCCGCGTCGGGCAGGTTCGAGAACTGCATGGCCATGCTGCGCCCCTTGGGCCGCACGTCGTAGTACCGCACGCCGGTCAGGGACTGCGCCACCTGCGTGTTGTCCACGAAGCCGAACTCGGCGCCGACGGAGAAGTTGTAGGTCGGCATGAACTGCGGGGCCAGCACCAGCCGGCCCACCTGCACGTACCCGTCCCCGTTGCTGTCGTCGTTCAGCTCCACGCGCCAGTACCGCGCCGTCACCTCCGCCGGCAGTACCAGCACCGCGTCCCGCGGCGGGTCCAGCGCGTCAATCTGCGCGTCCGTGAGCCGCCGCGTGGCGGCGTTGGGGTGCCCAGCCGGCAGCAGGCCCACGGGCCACTGCGGGCCCCACACCTCCACCCACCCGCTGTCGTACAGCGCGCCGCTCATGTCGCTGGCGTTGCTGCCACGCACGCGCCACTGGGCCGCACTGCGCAGGTTGTGCCGCACCAGCGCCACGACGCGCACGGCCCGGCCGCCGGCCCCCATGTCCGCCTGCAGCTGCGTGCTGGCCACCGTTTCGTCCGTGCTCCGGGCCGCGGTGGCCAGCTGCGGCAGCTGCAGGTTGCTCAGCGGCAGCGTCGCGCGCCAGCTCCCGCCAGACAGCACCGCCGTGTCGCTGACCATGGGCCAGCCGAAGAACATGCGCACGCCTTACCCCCACAAGGTGAGCGTGGCCTCGCCGGCCACCGGGTCCAGCTGGAACCCCAGCACCCGCATCAGTTTGCCGTCCTGCAGCCCGAAACGCGAGTACCGAAGCTCCACGACGGCGCCCAGCTGCACCTGCGCCAGCGCCGCCCCGGGAAGCCGCACCGTCACCTCGTACCGCTCCCGCTGCACCCCGTACAGGCCCAGCAGCCGGGCCGCCTCCGCCGCGCCGTCGGTGCGGCACGCCAGCAGCGTTTCCACCACCAGCTCCGGCGCCAGCAGGTGCTGCGCCTGCACTGCCGGGTCTTCCACCACCGCGTCCTGAAACGGCTGGGCCAGCCGGGCCCGCCGGGCCGCACTCACGCTGCCGGCCAGCCCGTTGGTCTGCACCGTCCAGTTGGGCGCGCATCGCACCGTGACGCGGTACGCCGGCAGGCCGCCCCGGGACAGGGGCACGCGCCGCAACGCGCCGGACTTGATGCGGTCCCCGTCCAGCAGCAGCACCGGCGGGCCGGTGGGGGCGTCGAGGCGCTGGATGCGCAGCACCCCGTTCTCATCCGCCCCCCACCACGCCCCCACGCTCTGCGCCAGCAGGTCCAGCGCCTCCGCCACCGTCGTTTCCGCAGCCACGTACAGCCCCACCGTGGCCGGCTGCAGCTGGTCCAGCGCCGCCACGTCGGCCGCGCTGATATCGCCCGGGGCCAGCCCCGCCCGCTCCACCAGCAGGCGCTGAAAGACCTGCGCCGCAGTGCGGTCCTGCGGCCACAGGCCCTCCACCGCATCGCACGTGACCTGCCCCACCGGCGTGCTGCCCAGCCGGAAGAACCCGCCCCCTTTCCAGACCCGGAAGCTGCCGGCCGCCGGCTGCACGCTCTGCAGCTGCGTGGCGTCCGCGTAGTCCGGGCCACGGGACAGCAGGGCCCCGCTGTCATACACCGCCATCACGTCCCGCACCGGCCCGTCGTTCACCTGCCAGATCAGCCGGCTGGTGTTGACCAGCACGGGCGCGACGTTGAAGCACCAGCCGTAGAGCACCGGCTTGGGCTTGCCCTGCAGGTCGCTGGCAATGCCCTCCAGCCCGTTGGGCAGCACGTTCGTGCCGGCGAACTTCGTGGCCTGCAGCTGCCCGGTGGTGAACGTCTGCCGGTCCCGCAGGCGCACTCGCGCCTCCGCCAGCGTCAGCTCCGGTTGCTCCGCCACCGCTTCCAGCAGCAGCGTGTAGCCGCCCGGGAACTCCGCGGCCGGGGTATCCGCCACGTACAGCCGCACCGGCCGGCCGTCCACGCTCACACGGCCCAGCCAGTCCAGCCCCCCGTCATCATTCCGCAGCAGCAGCTCCCCGTAGCCCACCCGGCTGGCACCGCCGGTGGTGCCCACGTCAAACAGATCACGCCGCACCGTGGCGGGCGTGACCACCCGGGGCTCCACGGTGGTGTGCGGCGGCGTGCTGGTGCCGCTGGTGCTGAAGCCGGTGGAGGCCACCAGCAGCACGCGCTCCGCCGCCGCGTCCGGGTCGTAGTAGGTGATCGCCGCGACGTAGTTGCTGGCGCTGCGGGCGCTGGCGTAGCTCACCGGCCGCTGATCCCGATGCCGACGCCACCGCCACCGCGGGCCGCGGACAGCTGGGCCCCGCTGCGCACCTCCACCGCCACCCGGTTCACCGCTTCCACCACGCGATACGTGGCGTCCACCTCCGCCTCGGTGCCCTTGGCCGCCACCAGCGTCAGCCGCTCCACCCGCTCCTGCAGCACGCCCAGCCGCTCCTGCAGCGTCCGGTTCACCTCCCGCAGCTCAGCCACCGTGGCCTGCAGTGCGTCCTGCAGCTGCGCCCCGGCCGTGGGCTGGCCGCCGGGCGTGCCGGGGGCCGCGCCGCCCGCGCCACCCTCCCCCGGCCGCTCCAGCTCCTGCAGCGCCCGCTGGTAATACTCGCCGGCGCCGGCCGCGTAGGTCTTGAACAGGTCGTAGAACTCGTTCTCGCGCAGGCGGGTGGCCAGCTTGGCGTTCTCGTCCGCGATCAGCTGCTCAATGGCCCGGTCGGCGCTCTCCCGGATGGCCTCCTTGGTCTCCTGCAGCTTGGCCACCGTGGCCTCAGCGTCCGCCGTGATGCGCGTGCGCTCCTCCTTCAGCGTGTCCACCAGCCGGCGGGCGTTCTCCTGCGCCTCCGCCTTGGCCTTCTCCAGCACCTCCACCTGCCGGTTGGCCGCCTCGGTAATGGCCTCCCGCTGCAGGTCCAGCGCCTTCAGGGCTTGCTGCTGGCCCTCCACGCTGCGCCGCAGCTGCTCCAGCTGCTGCTGGTCCACGGGCAGGGTGGCCGCGAACTGCTCGCGCACGGCCGCCACCACGTCCTGCACGCGGTTGAAGTCCTCGACGAACCCGCTGTTGCTGGCGTTGAAGGCGCGGCTGGCGGCCAACAGGGCGTTGGCGGCTTGCGGCAGCTGCTGCGCGGCGGCCGCGTCCCCACCCTGCGCGGCCTGCGCCAGCTGGTCGAACTGCCGGCGGGCCTCCGCCAGCTGGTCCTCCGGCGACAGTGGGCTGAAGGTGCCCAGCTGCAGGCTGTTGCTGAAATCGTCCAGCGCCGCCACCACCTGCGTGGACACCTGCACCGACTTCTCCAGCGCCTGCAGCTGCTGCTGGGACACCTGCAGCTGGTCCCGCGCCGCCCGCGTTTGCTCGTCCAGCGCCTTTAGGCGCAGCTTCGTCTCCTCCTTGATGGCACTGATTTGGGCGTCGAACCCCTTGACCTGCACGGCCAGCCCGGCCTGCACGGCTTCGATCTGGGCATTGATGGCGGCCACCTGCGCCGCCGCGGCGCTGCGCGTCACCTCGATCAGCAGCTCCGTGGCCTTCAGCTCATCGGCAGCCGCCGCGTTGATGGCCTTGGTCCCGTCCTCGATGGCGCGCTGCGTGGCCAGCGCCTCCCGCTCCGCGAACTGCACGAACTGCAGCAGCGCCACGTTCGTCTCGGTCATCCCGCTCCGCACGGCGTCCGCCAGCTCCTGCCGCTGCCGGCTGGCCAGCTGCGCGTCCTCCGCCGCCCGCCGCTCGCCGCTGGCGGCCAGCCCCCGCACCACCAGCCCCTCGCTGGTGCGCCGGTCCTGCTCCAGCCGCTCCGCCTCCCTTGCGGCCAGCAGCGCCGCGTTGTACAGCCGCAGCGCCGCCAGCTCAGCCTCGCTGGCGCCGCGGGCAATGGCGTCAAAGATGCGGTTGGCCGCGTCCTCCACGTCCCGCGCCCGCTCCGCACCCCGCGGGTCCGTGAACGCCTGCGTGTCCAGCTCCAGCGCCCGCACCCGGCGGCGCTGGTCCTCCTGCGCCTGCGCGGCGGCCTTGGCCTCCTCCTCCGCCCGGCGCTGTTGGTCGGCCGCGAACTTCTGCCGCTCCGCCAGCTGGGCGGCGGCCAGCGCCGCCAGCGTCGTGGCGTCCGCGGACGCCTTGACGGCCGCGGCATACTCCCGCTGCTGCTGCTGCGCGAACTGCACGGCGTCGGCCTCCGCCGTGTTGCCCTGCGCCCGCAGCTCGCGCACCCGGAAGTCTTCCTGCAGCTGCCGCTGCTGCTGCGCGAACTCCGCCTCAGCCTGCCGGCGCAGCTCCGCCGCCGCGGCGTTGATTTCGCGCAGCTTCTCCACGTAGGGCGCCAAGTTCTTGGCGGCCGCCTGCAGCAGCCGGTTGCCGCTGGCGGCCAGCTGGTCGTAGACCTTGAGCACGCCCTCCGGGTCGCCGGTCACCTTGGTGCCCTTGGGCAGCACCGCCTTCGCCTGCTCCACCAGCGCCTTGCGCTGCTCCTCGATATCACGCAGGGCGGCCTTCAGCGGGGTGTCCGTGCCCGCCGCCTTGTCCACGAACGCCTGCAAATTGGCCTCGAACGCCTCCCGCGCCTGCCGCATCTTCTCCGCCGCCTCCTTGGCCTTGGCGGCCGAACCCAACAGGCCGCCCACCAGCCCGGCCACACCGCCCACAATGGCGCCCACGGGCCCGGCCACCTGAGCGCCCATCAGGGCCCCGGTGGCCGCGCCACCCACGGCGCCCAGCGTCCGGTTGGTGGTCATGCTGCCGACGCCGTAGCCCACGGCCAGCCCACCCAGCGCGGCGCCGCCGTACTGCATGAGCGGGGTGGTGGTCATGCTGCCGATCCCGGGCAGGCCCGCACCGGGCGTCTGTGCGCCGGCCACGCCGGTGGGCAGGGCGGCGCCCAGCGCGGCGGTGAGGCGCTTGAAGACGTTGGCGGCCAAGATGTCCGCGAACACCTTCAGGAACAGGTCTTTCAGCGTCTGGGTGAAGTCGCGGAAGCCGTCCAGCCCGCTGCGCAGCACGCGCTCGATACCGCCGGACAGGGTGCGCTGAAACTGGTCTGCGAACGCCTGCGCCAGCCGCTCCTGCTCCTTGGCCGCCTTCTTGGCCGCCTGCGCCGCCTCCTTGGCCAGCTCCTTGCGCTTCTCCAGCTGGTCGTTGGTCTCAATCGCCTGCAGGGTCAGCCGCAGCTCCTCCGCCACCGCCGCCTCACGGTCCTCCAGCTCCTGCCCCGTCAGCGTGCGCCGCGCCTGCAGCACTGCGGCGGCGGCCTGCTGCTGCGCCCGCACCCGGGCCAGCTCCACACCCTCCAGCCCAGCCAGCTCCACAAGGTCCGCCGCCGCCCGGACCCGGTCCGCGTTGGCCTGCGCCAGCTCCCGGGCCCGGCGCTGCAGCACCGTGGACTCGGCCAGCCGCAGCTCCTCCGCCACCGCCGCCTCCGTCAGCGCCAGTAGCTCCCCCTGCAGCTCCCGGCGCGCCTCCGTCAAGTCGTTGACCGCCTTGTTGCGCACCACCTGCAGGTCCGCCTCGCGCCCGATCATCCCCTCCAGCTCCAGCGCCTGCTGGGCCAGCCGCACCCGGTCCGCTGCAGCGTCGCGCACCGCCTGCGCCTTCTTCACCCCCTCCTCGTCCACTGCCTTCACCGGCGTACCACTGGCCGCCGTCACCGGCGCCGGGACGTTGGCCAGCGCCTGCTGCGCCGCCAGCGTGCGCTCCAGCTCCGCGTTGTACTTGGCCTCGTCCTCCGCCAGCTTCTTCTGCACAGCGTTGTAGGCGACGTAGCCGGCGGCCAGCCCGCCCACGGCCGCCAGCACGCCGGCGATGCTGCCCTTGGCGGCGCTGAGCAGGGTGGCCGCCGTGGCCATGCTGCGCAGCGCCTTTACCACGTTGAGCAGGCCGGTGATGACCCCGCCGCTGGACATGACCGCTTGCGCCACGGCCACCAGCCGGGCCTGCACCGCGTAGGCGGCCGCAGCGGCGGCGGCACCGGCCAGTGCGGCGGCGACGACCGGCAGGTTGCTGGCGAGCAGCTGCATGCCCTGCACCAGCGTGGTCAGCACGACGTTGACGGCCGGCAGCGACTTGGTGCCGATCTCGATAAAGGCGGCCGACAGCTGGTTGCGCAGCTGCTGCGTCAGGGCGGCTGAGGTGGCGGTGGCCTTGTCGAAGGCGTCGGAGCTGGCGCCGCTGGCGTTGCGAATCTGGTCCAGCGCGTCCGCCGCCTTCACCCCGCCATCCGTCAGCAGGCTCAGCACCGCCGTCTTGCCGCGGATGTCGGAAAAGAGGGCGTTGATGGCCTCCTCACTGTTGCCGCTGGCCTCCGCGAACTCTTTCAGGAAGTTGACGAACCCCACGGCCTTCAGCTTGGTGCTGTCGAACTCCTTGGCCAGCGCCGGGAACTGCTTCTTGAACTCCTCCGTGGGCTGGATGATGCTGACGATGGCCGACCGGATGCCGGTGATGCTCTCCGCGGTGTTGATGCCGCCGGCGGTGAGGCGGGCAGTGGCGGCCAGCACGTCTGCCAGATCGACGCCAAAGGCGGCGGCCACGGGGGCCGCCTTGCCGATGCTGGCGGCCAGCTCCCCGAACGTGGTCTTGCCCAGCTGGATGGCCTTGAAGAACTGGTCGCTGGCCACGTTCACGTCCAGCTGCGTGGTGGCGTAGGCGTTGACCACGCTGGTGAGCGCGTCCACGGCCGTGGCCGTGTCCGTCACGCCGGCGATGGCGCTGCGGGCGGCCACGTTCAGGAACTCCATCGCCTTGCCGGCCGGCACGCCGGCGCTGATGATGTCATACAGGCCCTTCGTCAGCTCCGCCGTGCTCTTGACCGGCAGGTCGCGGAACGTGTCCAGCACCTGCCGGCTGAACACGGTCATGCTGGCCGTGGCGTTGTCCGTGACTGTGCTGACCAGCGCAATCTGGGCCTCGAACGCCTGCGCGTCCGCCACCGCCTTGCGCAGCGCCGCACCGACGGCCACGAAGCTGGCCATGCGGCCCACCAGCGCGCCAAGGCTGCGCTCGGTGCCCTCCGCCCGCTGCCCCAGCTTGTTCAGCTCATCGGCCAGCTTCTGCGTGGCCACGACCGCCCCGGTGCTGTCCACCCGCAGGCCCAAGACCGCAATATCAGCCATCGTCCTCCGCTCCACGGTCTGGTGGTGGGTGCCGTCGTACCGCGTCCAGCATCAGCAGGGCCTGCACCTCATGCGGCCGTGGGCAGCGGTCCGTCAGCTCCGCCCATGCCCGCACCGTCGTGTAACTCAACGGGGCCAGCCCGTCCATCGTGGCACCGCTGCGCCCAAACAGCTCGTCCAGCCACTCCAGCAGGTACTGCAGCGCCGGCGGGACCGGCGGCCCCGCCAGCTCCGCCTCCCACCGGGCCACCCGGGCCGCCCATTCTGGCACGTCCCGGTACCGCTTGACCATGCCCGCCACATGCTGCCGGGGCGTGGTGCCGTCCTTGCCCGGCGTATCCATGCGCGCCTGCTGGGCCACGTGGGCCCGCAGGCGCAGCAGCTCCTCAGTCCAGAAATCGGGCCGGGTCCGCCTGCAGCTGCTCCGCGTCCCGACGGATCCACGGCGCGGCCCGGAAGACCTCGGCGGCGTTGTGCGCCGTGAGCGGCATGGGCGTGCTGCCGTCCCGCAGGTTCCACTCCAGCACGCAGGCCGCCAGCTTCTCCAGCTCGTTGCGGTCCACCAGCTCCGCCGTCAGCTCCGTGGTGCGGCGCTTCAGCGTGCGGTCGTTGACCGCTTGCTCCGCCCTGCGGTAGGTGGTGCTGTGGCGGCCGGCGATGCGCATGTAGGCGGGCACCGCGTTGCCCTCCGCGTCCGCCGTGTACAACGGCTCCCCCTGCTCGTCCCGCAGGTACAGCACCGCCCCCCGGTCCTCCCGCTGCGCCACACTGCGGGCAGCGGACAGGCTGAACAGGCGGGGCCCGGCCGGCGTGACGGTATCCGGCGTGGTGGTGTCCGGCGTGGTGGTGTCCGGCGTGGTGTCCTTCGTCTTGGTGCTCATGGGGCGTGTTCCCAGTGGGGTGTTGGGTGCGCCTGCCCGCCGTGGCACGCCCGGATCACGGGCGGGGGACCGACCCGCGCCGGCACGGCGGGACAGGCACACCCGGAGGCGTGCGATGGTGCAACCCGGGGCGCGTGCGGCCCCGGCCCTGCAGCACCGCGGACTACCTGCCCGCGGTGCCCGTCTTGGTGGCCGTGGCCACGTTACGGGGCGGCGCTGGTGCAGATGGTGAGCATGGTGGCATCAACCCCGGCCGCGGCCGTCTGCGCGCCGGTCTGGAACGGCAGCGATTCAATCATGGCGCCATCACCGCCCAGCGGGGCGTCCGCGCCGGTGTACTTGCACCGGGGCACGTAGAAGCTCAGGTAGGGCTTGGGCTCCGGCACGGGCTCCGTCAGCAGGATGTGCAGGGCAAACTCCGTCTCGTCCCGGAACGCCTGCACGCGGTCGAAGTCCTCGCGGATCATGGAGAAGCTGCCGGACATGGTGACGTCGTTGTCAAAGACGTCGGGGCTCACCTTGCTGCCCACCACCGGCTGCGTGGCGGCGTTGATGGTGTAGGTCAGCTCGAATGCGGTGGCCACGGTGATGTCCGTGCCGTTCAGCCCAATGCGGGCGTCCGCGAACACCAGTGGCACGCTGTTGTAGACGGTGGGGCTGGTGAAATACGGGCTGTCACCGCCCGTGGCCACCGTCATGCTGGCCCCCAGCGCCGTGAACTCCAGCTCCGCCATGCCGTCCGGCGTGCCGGTGATCTTGAGCCCAGTCCAGCGGACGCCACCGAACAGCTGGCTGCCGTCGATGTCCACGTTGCGCTGGTCGACGTAGAACGTGCGCTTCACCGGCGCCGCCGGGTTCGCCAGCTTCTTGCCGCGCACGATGGTGTAGGTGGTGTCAGCCACCGCGTTGGGCGTCAGCGTCTCGATGGTCTCGATGCGGGTGGCGGTGAGCGCCGCCACGCGGAGGTTGCGGTCGTTGTTGGCGGCCGTGCTGTGGCCGGACAGCCGGATGACATCACCCACCCGCAGGCCGGCGGCGATCCAGCTGCCGTTCGCGCCCACGATGGCGTTGGCCTCGGTCGTGATTTCGTCCGGGGCCCCGCTCGTGGCCTCGGTGATCGTCAGGGGCGCCTGCCACGTGGCCCGCATCACCGCCTCATACAGGGTGTCATGACTGCCCACGCTGGCCTCGGCCGTGTACGTCCCCGTCACCTGCTCGCTGCCATTTCGGCCCATCGTCTGCAGGGCGTCCGCACGCTGCTCGTTGGACCGGATGGTGGCCGACTGCAGCTGCAGGCCGGCGGAGGGCGTGAACCGCAGCACCTCCGCGCCGCCAGCCCCGGGCGGCGTGTTGAAGGCGCTTTCCTGCTTGAAAGCCACCGTGACGTTCTTTGCGCTCTGGAGTGACATGGTCTGCTCGGCGTTGGGGGTGCGGGTCCAGCTTGGGGGAAGTGTGACGCGGCGCGCACGCGCCGGCTAGGGGGTCAGCGTGCTGCGGGCATGGAGCACCCACGGGATTTCAATGGCGAGCAGGGCGTGCCCCCGCTCCTCCTGCATGATCTGCCCGGCCCGCGGCGCGCTGTCGCCGCGCACCCGCAGCTGGTGCTGGCCCGCCACCAGCGTCTGGTACGGCGGGAACAGGCCCAGCACGGCGCTGGCACAGCGCCGCAGGCCCACCGCGCCGGTGTCCCGCATGACGTACCACCGCAGGACGAAGAGCCCGCGGTGCTCCATCCAGCCGCCGAAGGCGCTGGCGCTGAGCAGCTGCGACGTGGCCGGCACCAGCTCCCCCTCCACCCACGCAGACGCGGCGGTGGGCACGTGACTGCTGTTTTCCCACACCTGCGCCGCCGGCAGGCCCACGGTCAGCGTGCGCGTGGCCGGCCCCTGCACCACCGGGCTGCCGGCCACCAGCAGCTCCGTGGCCGTGGCGGCCACGATGGTGCGCGGCGTGGTGTCCGCCCAGCCGGCGCCCGTGGGCCGCACCTCCATGCCGGCCGCGAACCCATCGGCGAGAAAACTGCCGCTCGTGCGCCGGTAGCCGGTGGCGGTGGCGGACAGCGTGGCCGCGCCAGTGGTGCACACCTGCAGCGTGGCCAGCCGGGTGCGAAACGCCACGTCCACCGCCTCCCACGCCACCGCCGTCACGGGCGCCGCCCACTGCGCGCCCGCTCCCGGGCGTATTCCACGATCTTGTCCCAGCCGGTGCGCGTAAGGGCGACGCTGTGGAAGCCGCCCACCACGCTGCGCAGCACGAACCGGCCGCGGCTGTTGCCGCCAGCCTCGATGAACGCGCTGTAGGGCACGGGCGTGCTCACCAGCCACGTGCGGGGCGACTCCCGGCGCTGCGTCCAGCTCTTGCGCAGCGTGCCGGTGTCCACCGGCTGCCCCGGGCTCCCGGTCAGTGTGCTCCCCTGCACGATGCTGCGCCGGACCTCGCTGACGGCAATGAACACCGTGTCGTCAACGCGCTGCTGCGCGCTGCGCAGCTGGGCCTGTAGCTGCTGGCGGAAGGATCGGGCGCTCATGGCGGCTAGCGGGTGAGCGTGACGATGGTGAAGAGGGGCACCCCGTCCGGGGCATACGGGCGCCGCTCCTGCACGGTGTACGGCACCCCGCCCCACATGCAGGTGGCACCGTCCGGCACCTGCGCCCCGTACTCCGTGCACACCACCAGCAGCACCGGGCCCTCCGTGGCCACCAGCTGGCCCATGCCGCCGGGCAGCAGGGCGCGCCCGCCCTCCGCGTCCGTGGCGTACCCGTCCACCACCGTGGCCGCGGCCACCGTGCGCACGCCCGCCGCGTCCTCCGCCGTGCGCGTGGGCGCGGTGAACCGGATGGGGGCGCCGGCCGCCATCACGTCCGCCAGTGCCCCGGCGTGCTCCGCGCCATACTTGCCGGCCATGGTCATGCCCGCAGCAGCTCCAGTGCGCCGGCGCTGGTCCGCAGTAGGGGCTGCACGTGCGCCCACACGCGGTCCAGCGCCGCCACGCCCACCCGGCGCGGGTGGCCGTCCCGGTACTCCGTTTCCAGCGGGCCCACCTTCTTGCGCTTCACTCCGTCGTCCGGGTCCGCCACCGCCAAGTCGGTCGTGCCGGCCTTCAGGTACTGCAGGGCCAGCTCGCAGGTGGCCGTCTTCACCCGGTCCGGGATGATGTCGGCCGGGTACACCACCGGCCACCGGCGCAGGACGAGGTCCACGACCAGCCCGTCCACCGTGCCCTCGTGGTCCGGGTTGGGGCAATACGCCCGCGGCCACGCCAGCGCCTGCGTGGCGTCAGCCCGCTCCCCCAGCCACCGCAGCACGTTCAGGTCTCGCGTCGCCTCCACCAGCGCCGCCAGCTGCTCCTCCGCCTCCGTCCACACCCCCGCGTTCAGCCGGGCCTCGCAGTACGCCGTCATCTCGTCCGCGGTGACGAAGCTGTTGGCGTTGGCGGCGCCTACGGTGGCGATAATCTCGACAGCCATACGCTACCCCCTCGCGGTGCTCGTTGCGGCCGTGGCGGCCGTCCTGCGGCGCGGCATGACCCCATTGCCGGCCAGCAGCGGGCCCGCCGCCGCCAGCACACTGCCCACCCGCGCCGGGTGGGGCTCCGCTTCCACCAGCACCGGCTCCGGCCACGCGGCCATGCCCAGCAGGCACGCCAGCGCCGTGCCGTCCGCCAGCTGCGTGGTGCTCCACTGCGAGGCGCCGGCACGCAGCAGCGCCGCCCGGCGCTCGCCGTAGGACAGTACCCGCGCCGGGGCGCCCAGCGGGCTGCCGTAGTCGCGCCAGAACACCGCGGCGGGGTCCGCCGTGTAGTGCGCCGGCACGCCCGCGTCCACCGCCTCCAGCCCGGCCGTGCTGTTGTGCGTGACCAGCGCGGCGGCGCCGGCCAGCGCCTCCCGCAGCGGCTCTTCCGCCGGCAGGCTCACCCGCGCCACCCCGGGCGGCGCCGCCACGTCCAGCCCCCGCGGGTGCGGGCGCCAGCAGACGGGCAGGTTGTACTGCACCGCCGCCAGCCCCGCCGTCTCCGCGGCCCAGCGGGCGCAGGCGGCCGCGTCCATGCCGTGGGCTGCGTCTCCCGGCCTCTGCCCGCACAGCAGCACGTACTCCGGGCGCCACCTGCGCAGCACCCCGCCCGCGTGCACGACGTTGCCCACGCGCAGCGGCAGGTCCGCCAGCCCGCCGGCGTACAGGCCCCAGAGCGTGCCGTAGTCCTGCCCGTCCGGCCCGCAGGCGGCACCGCGCAGGCGCGGCAGCTCAAGCACGTACACCGGCACCCCGGCGGCCCGATACGCCGCCGTCACCTCTGGCGCCCGCCCTTTCCAGCCGTCCAGCACCACCAGCGCCGCGTCCGGCACGCGGTCCGCCTCCACCCACCGGTCCGTCGGCCGCAGGGCGGAACAGCGGAGCCCGAGGGTGGCGGCGCCATGGTGCAGCGCCGCCAGCCCCGGGCGTTGTTCCGGGCGGCCGTACAGGACCACCCGCCCCTTTCCGCCGCTCAGCATGGCGTGCCCATGCCTCGCCTCAGTTGCTGCGCAGGCGGACGCCGGCCAGCAGCCGGTCGTCATACGCGACCTTATCCCAGTTGGTGGTCGTGCCGAGCGCCGCGTCCGCCGGGTTGATGCCACCGTTGGCGGTGTCCCACTTGAACCCCCGGACCGTGATGTTGTAGGCGTACTCGCTCTGGAAGATGCGGTACAGGTTCTCGGCGCCGCCCACGATGTCCGTGTAGAACGTCTCGTCCTCCGACTCCTCCACGACCACGGCGTTGGCGGTGAGCCCCAGCGTGTTGTACGTGTCCGTGGCGCTCCCGTTCAGGTCCACCAGCGCCGGGCTGTCCGAGACCACCACGGGGCGGCCAAGGTAGGCGGGCACGGCCCCCTGAATGGTCACGATGTCGGTGAGCCCCGTGACGTTCTGTGCCATGAGGGCGCCGATGATGTCGAAATGCGGCTTGCTGTGGGCCACCCAGCAGACCACGTCCTGCGAGGCATCGCCGAACTTCGCCAGCGCGCTGCGCAGGCCGCTGGTGGTGGCGGTGCCGGGGTTGTCGCCGGTGATGTCCGACGTGAGGGTGTTACCCTGCCCGGCAATGGCCGTCTCGACGGCCAGCAGGGCGGTGTTCAGCATGTCCTTCATCTTGCGCTCGCCGGCCATCTGCCCGAACACGCGGCTGGCGTCCGCCTCCGTGAGGCCGGCCTTCTTCAGCGCGTCCAGCGTCTGCGCCACCGGGCCGATCTTCCGGTTGAGCTTGACGCTGATGACCTCGTCCTGCGTCATGGGCAGCACGGCGGCGGCGGACGTGCTGGTGATGTCGCGGCGGGTCACCAAGTTCGCCACGTCCTTGAAGAATGCCGCCTTGCTGTAATGCCCTTTCAGGGCGCGCGGGACCATGCGGATGGCGCCGCGGGACTGCTCGTTGAAAGCGGCCAAGAACTGCGTGACGCGCTCCACCAGCCCGGTCTGGAACTCCTCCTGATAGATGACCATGTCACTGGCCTTGCCGATGGCGCCAATGAACAGCAGGCCGGTGAGGGCGTCCGGGCTGTCGAGGAGGGACGGGGTGAGGGCCGCGCCGGCCGTGCCGGGGGCCAGCAGGGCGAGGACGGCAACGGCCGCGAACGCGCCCCAGCTTGCGAGGGTAAAGAGGGTCTTGGGCATGGCTCTGCATGGGGTAGTGCACTCACCCCAGCAGCCGGCATTCCCGGCATGGCGCGAGTGCGGTCCGAGGTCGTCACTGCTCCTCGCCACGGTGCATCGCGCTACCGCGGGCAATGTGCGGGGCATCGCGCCGCCGCCCTCCTGCAGGGCCGCAGGCGGCGCATCACGCGCCGCACCTGCCGGCCCCGGTCCTGCGTCAACGATAGCACGCGGGGCCACGGCGCGCCAGCACGGCGCGCCGGGTCGGCCCTACGTCACACCACGCCGGCCGTCCCGCCGCCAGCCCCGCCGCCAGCCCCGCCGCCAGCCCCGCCGGCGGCGGCACTGGCCAGCTGCTTGTCCAGCAGGGCCCGGTACGCCGCGGCCCCGTTGGCCTCGATAAACTCCCGGCGCTGGTCCGAGGTCCACTGGGTGGGCGGCTTGTCGCCGCCGGGCACGCCGGTGGCACCGGCCGCCCGCCCGCCTGCGCCACCGCCGGCGGCGTTGGTGCCGCTGTAGAACTCCGGCACCTCGGCCCGGAAGACCTTCGCGAAGTAGTCCTCCGGGCTGATCGTCTGCGGCTGCCCGTCCGGGCCCACGCGCACCGCCGCACCGTCCACCAGCTGCCAGCCGTCTTGCTTGGCCAGCACCAGCGCCCGCGCCGTGCGCTCCGCCCGGCCGCCCGCCTTGGTGAAGGCGGCGCTCAGCTTGTCGTCCAGCTCGAACTTCGTCACCCGCTCCTGCAGCGCGGCCAGCTTCTTCTCCCGCTCGGCCACCGCGGCGGCCACCGCCGCCTCCGTGTCCGCCTTCCACTTGGCCAGCATGTCGTTTATCCGCTGGTCCGACTGCTGCCCGGACGCCTGCAGTGTCTCCAGCTGCTTGGTGGTGTCCACCAGCTGCGCCTGCAGCTCCTTCACCTTCTGCGTGGCCTCGTCCCGCTCCTTGCGCACCGCCTTCACCGTGCGCTCCAGCGTCGCCGTGGCCTCGCCGCCGCCCGCGCTCTCCGGGTCCACGGTGTACCAGCCGCCGTCCTTGCCCTCCACCGCATGGTCCTGCAGCTCCGCGGGCATGGCGTCCTTCGTGTCGTACCGCTTCAGCTTCATGGTGCCGTCCGTTGCGTCGTGGTGGGTGGCGTGCGCACCGCAGGGCGCGGTGCCACTACTCTACTGCCCGTGTGCAGCGTGCCGCAAGTCGTGGTCGGCGTGCACGCGCAAGGTACGACCGCAGCACGTGCACGGCACGCCGTGAAAGGCGGCCCGCACCAGCGCCGCCGGCGGCACCCCCTCGCGCACCGTCCACACCACATGCGTGGCCGCCGCGGTGCTGCACGGGGCGTCAACGCCGGCCAGCTGGCAGAACGGGCACAGGAACGCGAAATGCGCCGCAGCCGGCAACGGGTCCGGCACCAGCCCCACCAGCTCCGCCGGCACGTCCGCCGTCATACCACGGCCCCGGGCGGCAGCTCCTCGGGGCGCAGGGCGACCGGGATAAACGTGACCTCGCCGCCCATGTCATAGGCTGCCCGGCGGGCAAGGTACAGCGCGTGGGGCTGGCCACCCGGCGGGCCATTCTGCTCCTCTGCCAGCCGGCGCGTGTAGTCGCGGCGCAGTAGCTGCAGCAGCACGGCATCGTCCGCGTGCCACTCCAGCGCGCTGTCGATGGCGGCCACCTTGCCGTCGCGGGTGCGGATGGTAATGCGGGGTGCTGACATAGCGGCTCCGGGTTGGGGTCAGGGCAGGTTCAGGCGGTAGAAGAAAATGAGGATCGCTTCCCACATCTCAGGATGCTTGCGGGCCATCAGCGCCGTGTCGTTCACCATCGCCTGCACGCCGACGGTGAGAAACTCGGTGAACTCCGTCAGCGCGTCATCCCCGTAGTAGCGGCCCTGATAGTCCCTTATCAGCCCAATGCCGCCCGGCTTCATCACGTACCCCTTGGTGTGTTTGTCGTACCCCGGGATGACTTCCGGCCGGTGCGGGCCTTGGGGGTTGCCGGTGAACCGGGCCTGCTGCCGCTTCTCCCATCGCATGAGCGTTTGCTGCCGATCCAGCGCGCCGTGGATCAGCTCATGCGTGTAGGTGCCGCGGTTGGTTTCCCACCGCATCGGGATGGAGATGCGGTGGGTGTTGGGGTTGTAGCTGGCGCGCCACGTGTTGCGGGCCCCCGTGCGCAGCTTGTCGAACTCGATGGGCACGAGGCGCGACGCCACCAGCCCGGTCACCGGGTCACGTTTCGTCACCGCGAGGCGCCCGTGGGGCCCGAACAGGTGGGCCACAATGTGCTGCGCCTCACGCGCCGTCTGTGCCCCCTTCGCGGTGAGCTTGGTGGTGATGATGGGCAGCACCACGTCCGGGTCGATAACGTCCCCGCCGGGCAGGTTGTTGCGCCGCAGCGTGCGGATCGCCGCCACCACGCCGTCCATCGTCGTGGGCACCTTGGCCGCCCACGCCCGTTCGTGGTCCTGCACCGGGCGCAGCAGCCGGTCCTCCAGCACGGGCGGCTGCGGCGGCTCCAGCGCCGGCGCAGCGGGCGCCGGCGGCGGGCCGCTGCTGGGCACGCTGGGCCGCACCACCGGCGTGGGCGTGGGCGGTGGCCCCGGCGTGGGCCCCGGCTTGGGTGCCGGCTTGGGTGCCGGCTTGGGTGCCGGCTTGGCGATTGCCGTGGGGTCTTTCGTGTTGGTGTTGCGCGCCAGCTCCTTGCCCGCCGCCCTGTCCCGCAGCTCCGCCGCGGTGGCCACGTCGTAGATCAGCACGCAGCGGCAGTTCCACTCCTGCGGGTACAGGTAGCCGTTGCTGAACTCCTCGTCCAGCCACCGGCGCTCGCCCTCCATCGCCCGGTGTTGGTCCCGCACCTTGTCGTCCCCCACCGTCACCCAGATGCGGATGACCCGCTGCCCGTCCAGCTCGCCGGCGGCCACGGCGGCGTGCACCTGCGCCTCCTGCCCCTCGGCGTAGGCGCGGAACGTGGCGGTGCGGGCCACGGTGAGCGCGTGGGTGGCCCGCCGGTTGTCGGCGTACTTGGCCACCATCCGCTCCACCAGCGCCGGCGGCAGCCCCTGCCCCGCCTTCCGGTAGCGGGCCACCACCTCGTCGTACCGCTTGCTGCGGCGCGTGTAATCCTGCAGGCGCCGGCCGTTGAGGCCCAGCACGGCCTCCCGGTAGTGCTCCACCTCCCGGACCATATTGGGCGAGAGCCCGACCACGTGGCGCAGGTCGCGGGCAATCACGCGCACATTCTCCCCCCGCTCCAGCCCCGCCTGCACGCGCAGCCGCACCGCCTCCCGCAGGTCCGCTGCCATGCGCGGCAGGATGAAGTCCTGCAGCCGCCGGTTCGCCGCCAGCACCAGCGGGTCCGGCGCGCCCACCACCTGCACCACGGCGCGCCCCGGCGGGCCCTCCACGCCGGGCACCTTGCGCAGGTTCAGGTTGTAGGCCGCCGTCACCTGCCGGCGCAGCTCCGCCTGCAGGGGGCGCAGCGCGTCCTCTGCCCGCAGCGCCTGCATGGCCTCCTGCGCCACGCCCAACAGCCCCGGCATGCCCGCCGCTTGGCTGGGCAGCAGCGCCTGCATCCGCTCCACGCTGGCCAGCCACGCCCGCCGCATGGCGGGCTCCATGCGCCGCAGGTGCTCCTGCACCCGGCGCAGCTGGCGCTGCCGCTCCCCCCGGGTCACCGGCTACCGCCAGCCCCCTGCTGGGCGCGCAGCGCCAGCAGCTCCGCCTGCAGCGCCTGCAGGCTGCGGCGCAGGTCGATGATGCTCAGCGCCATGGCCAGCCGCGTGCTGCTGCAGCCGGGCCGCCGGAACTCGCGCAGCACCTCCACCACCTCCTCCTGCGCCAGCTCCTGCTGCGTGCGCGCCAGCTCCCGCAAGTCCACCCGCCGCGGCTCAACCGGCACTGTCCTGCCCCGCCCCGGCCGCTGTTCCGGTCGCCGGCTGGCGCGCCGCGCCGGCCTGCCCAACGGCCAACAGCCGGGCCTCCCGCTCCGCGTCCTCCGCCTCCTGCTTGGCCACCCGCTCCGCCTCCCACTCCAGCTCCAGCGCGTCGAGGTCGGCATCCGGCGGCAGCCGCCCGCCATCCAGCAGGGCCTGCAGCACGGGGCGCTTGGGGAACCCCGCGTTGACCAGCTGGACGTAGGCGCCCATCGTCGCCGCGTCCATGCGGCGGCTGTCGAAGTCGGTGTTCACGGCCACCACGGGGCACTCCGCCTGCGGCACCCCCATGTACCACCCGGTCCACTCCCACGCCAAGTTCATGGCGTCCTGCAGCGCCTTGCCCGCACTGCTGAGCGTGGCCTGCTGGTTGTAGCTGGTGATCGCGATCTCGGTGGCCGTGGCCTGCGCCCGCTCCTTGGGGATGAGGAAGCCCAGCCCCATCTGGTCCATGGCCTCCATCTTCTCCTTCACGCCCGCCTCCAGCTGCTTCAGCCCGTTGCCGCTGGGCGACTCCCAGCGGACGCTGCCGCCCTGCTCTACGTGCACCCCCACCAGCGGGCCCACGCGCAGTTGGGCCGGCTGCAGGGCGTTGTTGGGGTCCCGGCGCAGCTCCCCGGTCACGACCAGCTGCTCGAACCCACAGACGGCGCGGTTGAACTTGAGGTCCGTGGCATACTGCCAGTGGGCTAGGTTGGCATAGGCCACGCCCTCCAGCGGGATGCTGGCGTTGAAGGGTCCGAGCCGGCGGCCGGTGTAGCACACGGCGATGGGCAGGGTGGTGGCCAGCTGGCCGAAGCGGTTGGCAAACGTGCCGGCAGCCTCCAGCGGGTACGACGTGCGGCCGTCCGCGTCCGTCTCCTCCCGCAGCAGCTCCCACGTGGCCACCCGCACGCCGTCCTCATTCATCGCCAGCCGCAGCACACGATAGCGGTGCACCGTCTGCACCCCGTAGGCTCCGGCCGGCTCCTCGCCCGGCTCGTGCAGCACCAGCTGGGTCACCGTGCTGGCGTTGGCCACCACCTCCGTCCGCCAGCTCAGCACCTGCCGGCGCGTGCGCACGGCCCACATGGGGCGCAGGCCCAGCTCCTGCTCGTTGGCCGCCGTCACTACCACCCCGGCCGGCCGCGGCGCGTGGTCCACCAGCAGCAGCGCCAGCCCATCCCGCAGCGCCGCCTCCGCGAAATGGGCGCCCACCACCTGCCCGTTGCTGCCGGCCCCGTCGAGGTTGTCCCACAGTGGGCGCATCAGCGGCTCCGCCGCGTTCCACTCCACCGCCGGGTCGCGGCCCCACAGCATGCCCACCGCGGCGGCCAGCGTGCGCACGAAGCCGCCGAACACGGGCTCGCCCAGCCGCCGGATGTCGTAGGTTTCGTCGGCCTCGTGCGTCCATTGCCGGATGTAGTGCCGGCTGCGGCGCCACATCTGCTCCGGGCCACCACTCAGGTCATCCAGCAGCTGCAGCGTGGGCAGCACCTGCAGCAGCTCGGGCCTCCTGTAGGTGGGGGCGTCCGGGTCTTGCTGCACCGGCGACGCGGCGCTGTACCTGCTGGCGTCCCTGCTCACCACCGTGCTCATGGCATGCTCCTCGCCGTGCCGTTGTTGCGTTGCTCCACCCCGGCCGGGTGCCGGGCGTGTCCACCACTGCCCTACAAACTGACCTGCGTGTACCCCACGCCGGCACCCGCCACCGGGAAGCGGCGCACGCAGAAGTAGCCGAGGGCGTCGGAGATGTGCGTCAGCGCGGGGTCCGCCTGCTTGTCGATTTCGCCGCTCCCGCCCTTCACAGTCTGCACGCCTTCCAAGTCCTTGACCAGCCGCGGGCACGCCGTGGGGTCCACCAGCAGCCGCCGCACGCCCTCCGCCGTGCGCAGCAAACTGTTGACGCTGTTGACCCGGCTGCGCTCGCTCGGGTTGGCCGGCGGCACCTGCAGCTGCACCCGGCCCCCGAAATGCGCCCGCAGCTCCCGTTTCACGATGTCCCAGTCGCTGCCCAGCAGCTTGGCCGTGCCGCGGGCGCCGCCGGTGGCATCCCCATACACCTCCACCGGGCCCGCGTGGCTGCCCCAGTCCGTGATGAGGCGACGGCACACCAGCTCGGTGTTCGAGTGCTCCGGGATGTACACCTCGCCCAAGCACGCCACGGTGGTCCGGCCATCCATGCCCCCCATGCGCAGCAGCTGCAGCACCACGGCCACGCCGGGCGCGACGTTGAAGTCGAGGCAGAAGACCAGCGGCGCGTGCGGGTCGTACAGGTGGCGCAGCCGGGCGAGGTTCTGGTCGCTGAAGGCGTAGTAGGCGCGCCCCTGAAAGCTGACGAACGAGGCCTCGTATTCCTGCTGAAAACTCAGCTCGTCGAGGTCACGGCGCGCCGCCTCCACCTCCGCCGCCGGCAGCACCTCCGCGCTGTGCCACGTGTACGCCGCCCACTCGCTGGCCGCCCCCCGCTCCAGCATCTCCGCCCGGGCGCGCTGATAGAGGTCGTAGTAGTGCCCCCGGCCCTCGGGCACGCCCGTAAAGTCGCACCACCCCATGCGGTCGGACAGCGCCGGGCGCAGGTGCAGCGTCCACGTGTCCGCGTGCACGTCCGCCACCTCGTCCACCACCCCGCCGTCCCACGGCGTGCCCTCCACCCGCTGCGGCTTGTCGAGGCCCACGACGGTGATGGTGCTGTTGGTGATGAGGGGGATGGACAGGTGCGTCTCACTCGGGCGCGCCCGCCACCACGGCCGCGTCAGCGCCTTCAAGTCCTCCCACCAGATGCGGCGCGCTTGGTCACGGGTGGGCGCGCCGGCGAAATAGAACGCCTCCTGCGTGTGCCGCACCTGCCACCGCGTGATGGCGCGGCGGCAGAGCCGGCGCTTGGCGTGCTCCGTCTTGCCGCTGCGCCGGCCGGCCGGCACGACCACGAACCGGTGCGTGCTGCGGGCGTACTGCTGCTGACACCGCAGGGGACGCAGCGGATACCACCGCTCGGGCAGCACCACCGCAGCCGTGGTCATGGCGCGGCCCCGGCCGGCGGGTCGGCCGGCGGGCTCTCCGGGGCGTCCAGCGCCGCCAGCAGCCCGTCCGCCTCCGCCGCCGCCTGCATCGCGGCGGCCACGTTGCGCGCAACGGCCTCCGGGTCCACGGGCGAGGCCGCGCTCTGCGGGCTGGCGTCGTACCAGTGCCGGCGCTGCCGGTTCTTGAGCCAGAAAATGGCGGCCGTGGTGTCCGGCGGCACCTTGCGCCGCACCTGCATGACCACCGGCGGCTGGTTCCGGCCCACGCGCACCAGCTCCTCCTCCGTCCACTCGTACCCCACGGCGCGGCGGTAGAGGCTGACGGCCACCTGCGCGTCCGCCTTGGCCTTGCCGGCGTTTAGGGACTGCAGGAACTCGGGATAGCGCCGCTTCCACGTGTTGATCGTCCGCTCGCTCACCCCCAGCGCCATGCCCAGCTCCGCGTCGTCCAGCCCCAGCAGCGCCAAGCTGAACGCCTGCTGCACGAACCGCGGGTCCCATTTGCTGGGCCGGCCGGTGCGCGCCATGCGTCAGCGGCCGGCCGTGGGCCAGCTGGCGGCCACCAGCTGCAGCAGCTCCGCCCGGGCGGCGGCGTTGGCCCGGAAGGTGCCGCCCAGCGCGCTGCTGGTCATCAGCGCCGGGGTGCGCACCCCCCGCATGGTCATGCACAGGTGCTCGCCACGGGCCACCACCCCCACGTCTTCCGTGCCCGTAACGCGCACCACGTGGCTGCGGATGTCCTGCACCAGCCGCTCCTGCACCTGCAGCTTGGCCGCGTGGTGGTGGGCGATGCGGGCGAACTTGGACAGCCCCAGCACGCGCTCCGTGGCCACGTAGCCCACGGCCACGTCGCAGTAGAACGGCAGCAGGTGGTGCTCGCACAGCGACCAGACGCGCATGCCGGTCACCAGCACCAGCTGGTCCGTCACCTGCGCCGTGACCTCGGCGCCGAACGTGGTGTCCATGCGGGCCGCGCCGGCGGCCGGCTGCAGCCGCTCCATCCACCAGCTGGCCCAGCGCCGGGGCGTGTCCGCCAGCCCCGGCCGCTCCGGCTCCGGGTCCACCAGCGTCAGCAGCTCCCGGCACAGCACCTGTAGCCGGGCCTCCCGCTCCGCGGGCGTCATACGCCCACCACCGTGCCCCACGCCAGCACGTGCAGCTGCGGCAGCACGCGCACCATCGGCAGGTCCTCGGCCACCTGCGCCGCCAAAGGGGCGTAGGCGTCCAGCACCCGGCGTCGCACCACCGCCACGTCCTCCGTCGGTGCCATGGGCGGCGTGCCCACGCTCACATACAGGTGCCGCACGCCGGCGCCGTGGGCGGCCAGCAGCATGGCGCGGGCGTAGGCGTAGTCGTCGGCGTCAAAGACCACGACCTTCATGCTGGTGAACGCCGGCCCGGCGTCAATGGCCGCCAGCATCTGCTCCGTGGGCGTGGTGTGGCCACTGCTGGGCGGCTTCGGGCTCAGCGTCAGGTGGTCCAGCGTGGACAGCCATGCGGGGGCCACACTGCCCTGCGTCTCCAGCGCCACGCGCCAGCCGTCCCGGTGCAGCAGGGCGACCAGCGGGCCGCACGGCTGCAGGACCGGATTGCCGCCGGAGAGGGTGACCCACGGCTGCACGTCGGCCGGCCAGCCCGGGCGCGCCGGCAGCTGGGCGCGCAGCACCCCCGCCACCTCCGCCGGCGTCATGCGGGCCCAGCCGAGCCGGTAGCTGGGCAGCACCGCGTGCAGGCTGTCGCACCAGACGCAGCGGTAGTCGCACCCGCCCAGCCGGACGAAATGCGTGGGCAGGCCGGCCAGCGCCCCCTCCCCTTGGATGGTGGGCCCGAACACTTCCGCAACGCGCAGCGTGCGCTCCGTCGCCTCCGTCATGGGGCCACCGGGTCAGGACGCCGGAACTCCGCCCATGTCTTGGGCGTTTCGGAGACCCGCACGGCCACCAGCTCCGCCGGATACCACTGGGCGCAGGTGTCGAAGATGAACTTGGCCAGTGACTCCGCGGTGGTGCGCCGGCCGGTGGGGCAGCCCAGCACCTCGTTCAGGTGGCGGTGGTCCAGCGTGCCGTCAATCCACTGCCGGACGACGGACAGGTCGCCGAAGTCCCGGACGAACCCGACGGCGTTGAGTTGCCGGGCGCGCAGCTCCAGCACCACGACGTAGTTGTGCCCGTGCAGGCGGGCGCACGGGTGGCCGTCCGGCAGCTGCTGCAGCTGGTGGCTGGCGCTGAAATGAAACTCCTTGGTGATCGTGTACACGCGGTGGCCTCAGGTGTGCGTGGTTGGTGCGCCCAGCGGCGGGTCCGCCGGCCGATCCTGCTCCTGCGTGCGCTGCAGCACGTGCCACGCTTCCGCGTTGTTGCGCAGCACGCCCCACCAGTCCCGGGGCGGGCACTGCCGTGCCAGCGCCAGCGCCCAGCGCCACCACGGCCGGCCGGCCACCTGCTGCCGCCACCAGCGGCCGGGGGCCTGCTGGTACGTGTGCACGACCCCGGTGCCGGCCAGCGCCACCCACCGGCGGGCGCAGGCCATGCACGCGCCGCAGGGCGTGGGGTCACCACGGTAGCAGCTGCGCGGCACGGCCAACAGGTCCGCGTCCTGCGGCCAGTGGCGCAGGTGCCGGCGCACGGCCTGCCGCTTGGTGAGCCCGCGCAGGGGCGCCTCCACCCGCACCGTCCGGTCCAGCAGGAACGACAGCAGGCGGCTCGTGCGGCGCAGGAAGCGGTGCGACTTGTCCCGGCTGCTTTCTCCGGCCACGGCGCCCAGCAGGACCACCACGGGCCCGGTGTGCTGTGGCACCTGCTGCAGCACGTGCAGCACCACGCGCACCACCAGCAGCAGGTTGCGCAAGGGCACGTGCCCGTCCTCCCGCTCCATGCCGCTCAGGAACGGCAGGGCGGTGGCCTGCGGCAGACGGAGCACGCGGAGCGCCTGCGTGGGGTAGCGCATGGTATGCAACAGCTCCAGCCGGGCCATCGCGGCCTCGTCCAGCGCCGCATACCGCTGGCCCATGGGCAGGTACAGGGGAATGGGCTGCACGCCGTGCTGGCGCGTGTACCACCGCCACAGCAGGTAGCTGTCCAGCCCGCCCGAGTACAGCTGCAGCACCACCGGCAGGCCGGCCGTGCGGGCGTCCCACTGCTGCCGCGTCACTTCGCGCTCTGCGCCGGGGGCGACTGGTGCAGGGGCGCCGGCGGGCCGGTGCGGTGCGCCACGTAGGCGTCCGCCCACACGTGCGTGGCCCAGCCGGCCAGCACGGCCAGCCCGGCGGCCACCGGCAGGCCGGCCAGCCCGTGCAGGGCCCGGTGGGCGCGCACCAGCGGGTGCGCGGCCTCCAGCCACTGCTGCCGCCAGCCAAAGGTCCACAGCACGAGATCGGGCAGCAGGGCGGCCACCCCGCCCAGCACTGCCCCCACGACCACGCCCGCCGCTACGTGCGCGCCTGCCGTCATCCGTTTTCCCTCGCCGTTGGCGGTTGGTGCTGAGGTTACACCGGGCCCGGTGGCGTGCCCACCGGGCGCCGGCGCTTGCGGCTGGTGGCGGCCACGTAGGACAGCCACGCCTCCGGGCCCCGCTCCCGCCGCTCGCGGGCGGACAGGCCGGCGATGGGGGCCACGCGCAGCAGCTGCTCCACGAACATCGCCTGCGCTGCCGCCATGTACAGGTGCGTGCCATGCTCCGCCTCCACATCCGCCGCGTAGCGCAGCCATGCGCAGGTGGCGGTGAGCTGCGCCAGCCCGTTGGCCCCGGTCCACGCGCTGCGGTCTGCCAGCTGGTGCAGGCGCGTGCCGTGCTCCGCCAGCTGGGCGGTGAGCTGGTGCGTGATGGGCTCCATGTCGCGGTGCCCGCCAACGGCCATCCAGCGGCCACGTCCGGCGTAGAGGCTGAGCCGACCGAAGCGACACACCTGCATCCAGTTCGAGGCGTCCGCCTGCGCCGGCCGGTGGATGGCGATCACCGGCGGGGTCACGTTGCCCAGCAGGTGCACCGGCCGGCCGGCCGCCTGCTGCATGGCCCACGCCATATACCGCAGCTTGCCGGTGCGGCCGATGAGCCCGCCGATGGCCACCAGTGGGCTGGCCTCGTACATGGCGTCCAGCTCCGCCGGCGTTTCCCCGTAGGTGAACACGGGCACCGGGCGCAGCCCCGCGTCCTGCATGCGCAAGAGGTTGGCCCGGCTGGCGGCGGGGTTGCCGATCACGTCCAGCGTCACGTAGCAGCTGGGCCTGAACGGCAACGCCTTGAGCCAGCGGATGTACTGCGTGAGCGACACCTGCTTGCCGGTGTTGTGGGCTGTGAACGCCCCGCTGTCCAGCATCACCCGGTGGCCGGCGGCCGCAGCCCGCTCCAGCAGGCCCATCATCTTGGGGTCGCTGGCGATGTAGGGGTAGGCCACCAGAATGTTGATGCGCACCCGGCTACTTCTCCCGCACCGTCACCCGCTCCCCCAGCCGGTCCGCCAGCATGTCCAGCACCTCCTGCACCTCCATGCGCAGGGCGGGCGGGGCGGTGATCACCCACTGCACCGCGTTGGGGTCCGGCTGCGGCGCCTCCGGGTCCACGTCCGCCTTGTCCCCCACGTCCGCGTCCCACCCGCCCTCCACCAGCTTGGCCAGCTCCGCCACGTCATCCGCGTCGTAGCCCGTGCCCACCAGCTCCCCCTCCGCCAGCAGGGCCTGCAGCAGCTCGCTTAGCTGCGCGTTGTCGTAGGCTGCCCGGTCGTTGGTGCGGTTGTCAGCCAGCAGGATTTTCAGCGCATGCCGGTCGCTCACGTCCACCCACTGCACCGGCACCTCCTGCATGCCCAGCAGGATGGCGGCCTGCAGCCGATGATTGCCCACCAGCACGTGCCGCGTGCTCCGCTGCACGACCAGCGCGCCGAAGAAGCCGTTCTCCTGCACCGACTCCACGATGGCGCCCACGTCCCCCTGCCGCGGGTTGCGCGGGTGCACCACCAGCTGGTCCACCGGCACCAGCTCCACCAGCGCCCCGTCTACGTCCCCCAGCACCTGCGGCACCTGCGCCCCCACCGACACCTCTGTCTCGTCGTCCGTCATTCCCGCCCCTTAGCGTGCTGGCCCCCACGCCGCCGGCCGTCCCGCCGGCGCGCCTGCAGGCACGTTGTGCGCAAGATGAACCCAGTGCCGCACCCTGCGCCAGCGGGCCACCGCAGGCGCCCCAGTGGCCAGCCCGTTGCGGCGGCGGGGGCCGAGACGGGGGCGTGACAGCCCGGTCTGACAACGCAGAACGCCGGGCCCCGCGCATGGGGCCCGGCGTTGTGCGTCGTTAGCCCTGTTGCCGGCTACGCGCTGCGCGGCTCTCCGCCGCCAGCGCGGCGGCGCAGCGGGTGCGTCCACCGGGGCCCGTCCGCATGGCGCGGCGGCAGGTAGCACAGCCGGGCGTCCACCCACGTGCTCGGCGTGCTGCCGCTGCCCGTATGCCCCGGCGCCTCGCGCACCCGCAGCGCCGCCTCCACGCTCACCTTCACGCCCGCGGTGCGCCACGCCAAGGTGTCCCGGTCCCAGTAGCCGCGCAGCCGGCCCCGCCGGCCCTCCAGCTCCACGTCGTACTCCCGGCCGTGATACAGCACCAGCCGCGCCGTGGGCGCACAGCCGCGGCGCGTGCGCAGCCGCTCCTCGCCGCTCTGCATGGACCGCTTGGCGTGCACCGCGCCGTCCGGCAGCGTGCGCCGCGCCCCCTCCGGGCGCGGCGTCATGGCGCCCCCACGGCGGGCACCCAGCCGCTGCGGCCGTGGCGGTGCGTGGTCAGTGTTGGTGTGGTCCTCATGCCCTTGCTCCCGTTCAGTGTCCGTGCGGGGCCCTCACCCCAGCACCGTGCCCAGCAGGCGCAGCAGCCCCACGCCGGCGCCCAGTACGACCAGCCACGTGCCCAGCAGCATTGCCACAATGGCCAGCGCCCGCAGCAGCAGCAGCCCGCGCCACAGCAGCAGCAGCCCGGCCGTGCGCGGGGCGCTGGCCGGCGGCACGATCCGGCTGACGGCGGCCCAGAGCAGCAGACCCCAGCCTACGGTCACCACCCCGCGCAGCATCAACGCTGCCGGCGACATCACGACATGACCCCGTTGCGCACCCGCCACCACTGGGCCACGTGGTGCAGGCCCTCATACGTCGCGCTCTGCCCCTTGAGGCCCGTGGCGCGCCCACCGCCGCGCCAGCGCCCCGTGCTGGGCCACCAGTCCAGCCACGCCCCCGGGCACAGCTGCAGGCGCCAGTGGAACGGGCCCAGCTCCTCCACCTGCTCGCGGAACGGGTGGGCGGCCAGCTCCTCCCGGGCGGCCGCCAGCCGGAGGGCGCTGCGATCCTGCCGCGCTTCTCGGGCGCTGGCCCACAGCTCCCGCATGTCATCCATCCGTCCCTCCAGCGCCGTCCTGCGCCGCCAGCGCCGCCGCCACCACCTGCAGGTCCGCGCCCAGCACGCTCACCCGGTGGCACGTGTCGCCGGGCTCGCACGCACAGTCCTCGCCGCCACACGGTTCCGTCACCGTGTGCGGCTCCAGCAGCCCCCGCTCCAGCAGGTGATCCTGCAGGTCCGCGTCCTGCCACCACCGGCCTTGCACGTGTGCGCTGATCGCGTCCACCGCCAGCAGCACGGCGGCGCGCAGGGCGTCCGGCACCGGCACCGCCCCCGCCGCCCCCGCCGCCCCCGGCACCGCCGGCACCGCCGGCACCGCCCCCGCCGGCACCGGCATTGCCGGCATCACCGCCGCCGCCACCTGCACGCGCTGGCCCACACGGCTGACCCTATGACAGGTGTCGCCGGGCTCGCACGCGCACCATCGGCTGCCGCAGGGCTCCGCCACCGTGACGCACTCCACCAGCCCGTGCTCCAGCAGGTGGTCCCGCAAGTCCCCGTCCTGCCACCACCAGCCTTGCGCGTGCGTGCTGATCGCGTCAGCGGCCAGCAGCAGGGCGGCGCGCACGGCATCCGGCGCCGGCTGCGCCTGCCCCGACTCCTGCAGCGGGGCCCCGCGCCCGCTGCTGGCCTGCTCCGCCAGCCGCACCAGCGGGTGCAGCGCCGCACCTACCTCCCGCGCCACCTGCGCCGGCACCTGCGCCCACAGCGCCACCAGCGCCCGTTTCGCCGCCGTGACCTCTGCCGGCGTGACCGTGGGGTGCATCGCGTCCCCTCCCGCCGCCTCACGCATCAGCCGGGCCCTCCGCGCCCACCGGCAGCACCGCCACGTGCAACGATGCCAGCACGGCGCGCAGCGACGCATCCATGGCGGCCCACACGGCGTCCGCGTAGCGGGCTGCATGGCCCACGGCCGCCTCCGCCACGTAGGTCAAGCTGGGCCGGTGCTGGTGCCGGTGCACCAGCGCGTCCGCCAGCTGGTGCAGCACATTGCTGGCGGTGGCATAGCAGGCGGCGTGCACCCACGCCTCCGTCACCGCCCGTGGCACGTGGGTCGGTGGTGTCAGCACCGCCTCGACGTGCGCGGCCCACCCCGTTCCGTCGCGCAGCGTGACGTGCACACCGCCGCACCACTGCGCCACCTCCAGCTCCATGCCGGCCGCCCACCGCGCCAGCTCCCGCTCGTCCCTCGGCTCCATTGTCCTGCCTCGCGAGCAATGCCCCCGCCCGGGTACCGCGGACGCGGCCCCGGGCAGCGGGGCGGTGGGGTCTAGACCTGCACGTCGTCCGGGCGGCGCGGCGTCCCGTGCTGCAGCGCCGGCGGCATGTCCAGCTCGGGCGGCGCGGGCACGCTCGTGTCCTCCCAGTCCACCGCCGGCGGCTGGTCTGGCGGCGGGGGCGACGCCGGCCCCGTGCCGGCCGTGCGGCGCGGCGGCTCACCGCGGCGCTTGTCCCGCTCCGCCAGCGCCCAGTCCAGCGCCGCGGACGCGGCACGCTTGCTCGTCACCGCCAGCAGCCGGGCCGCCTCACGCTCCGTGAAACAGCTGCTGCCGGCCAGCTGGTGCAGCAGCTCCAGCTGCTTGGTCGTGGGCGGCGGCTCCTGCGCAGCCGGCGGCGCGTATGGGTCCATGTCGCCGCCCCCTCCGCCGGCCGCGTCCAGCGCCGCATACACGCCCGCCAGCACCGCGTCCTCGCCCGGGTGCTCCACGTCCGCGCCGGCGGGCACGTCCGGTATCACCTCGCGGCTCTGGGGCCGTGCCACCAGCGCCGGCGGCGCGGCCGGCTCCAGCGCCCGCGCTGGCGGCTCCCCCGCCAGCTCGCTCGGGTCGTACACGCCCGCCCCGCCCTCCCAGCCCAGCGACTTGAGCGCGGCCGTGATGCACCGGCTGCGCAGCATGGCCTTCGGGTATTTCAGGAACATGCTGGGCTCCCCCTTCCGGCTGGGCTTCAGCAGGCCCGCCCGCTCTGCGTCCTCAATGGTGAACTGCTCCGTGTGCTCGTCGCCATTGGGGTGCCGCAGCCACAGCTCCGCGGCCGTGGCATCCAGCCGCAGCCATCGTGCCGCGCCGCCGTCCGACTTGAAGCGGGCCAGCTGTGAGTCGGCGTGTTCCGTGACCTTGCCCTTCACCAGCGTCAAGCTGCGCAGGGCGCGCATCGGCTCCATGCCAAGCTCCCGGCCGGTGAGGATGATGGCGGCGGCCTGCGCGCCGGTCGCGATGTGCTCGGGCAGGAACCCCGTGCGCACCAGCACGTTTCCCATCGCCAGCATGTCGCGGAACGACATGTGGCGCACCGCCACCGGGCGCGGGCCGGTGGCCGCGGGGGTGGTGATCGCAGTGACGTCCGTCATCACGATACCCTCAGGAAGAACGTCGGCTGCAGCTCCGCCCCGTCCACCGCGACGCCGGCCTTGAGCGCCGTGTAGAGCGCCGTTTTGTCCACGGTGATGGTGGCCGGCACCGTGCGCACGTACTCCGCCGGCAGCTGCTCCGGGCCCACATGCACCACCACGGCATCCTTGCCCCGCTGCCGGGCGAGGGTGAACAGCGTGCCCTCGATCTTGGGCCGCCCCATCCGCTCCAGCGCCTGCAGCGCGTACCGCTTGAGCGCCGCCACGCGGTTCTCCCGCGCCTTGCGGCGCGCCGCCAGCCGCTCCTCCTCCGCCCGGATGGCGCCGCACAGCGCCTCCACGCCGCGCACGTACATGGCGAAGCCGTCGGCCTTGGCCACCAGCTTTTCCGTCAGCTCCTGCGCCAGCTGCTCATGCTCCGGCGTCCATTCCCCTTCGTCCATCTGCACCAGCGCGTCCAGCGCCAGCTGCTCCTCCGCCAGCTCGTACAGGTGCAGGCCGGCGGTCGCCTGCGGTTGCATGGTCTCGGTCATGGTCCGTCTGCTCCAGTGTGGTGTGTCCCCCGGGCCGGCCCGCATGGCGCGGCCCGTCCTGCATCAGGCCGCCGGCGCGCCCTCCGTGCCGGTGACCTGCGCCTTCACCCGCGCCAGCTCCAGCGCCCGCACGCTGTGCTCGCTCACCTCCACGCCCAGCGCCGTGGGCCGGTAGGTGAGCTCGCGGTGCAAGCACCGCATCAGCACGTCCCACCGACTCAGCTGCAGGCGCCTCGCGGCTTGGTTCACGGTCATCCAGCGGCTGCCCATGTCTGCCCCTCCCTCACGTGATGGCACGGTGCGGCGGGCCGATACCTGCCGCAGTGTGCCAAAGTATGCACCGCTCGCCAGTGGCGCAAGCTGCTGCAGTGCAGCGGCGCGGGCCGCATTGCGCAGTCGCCGCGGCGAGCCCATACTGGGCGGCGCGCCGGCGGTGGCCGGCGGCTGGAAACGCCACGCCCCACTGCGTGCGAGACGCAATGGGGCGGGCTGTACACTGGAGCGCACCGCAGGGGACCAGCCCACGGGCACCCTCAAAATATGCGGTGCACGCCGCACGAGCAAATCACGCGCTGCACGGCGCACCACACTGGGGGCACATGGCACGACAACGACTGGTCTCGCCCGAGCTGTTCACCCATGGCCAGCTCTACGATGCAGAGGCGGCCACGGGCCTGCCGCTGCGGCTGGCCTTCATCGGGCTCTGGACCCACGCGGACCGGCGCGGTGTGTTCGCGTGGAAGCCGCGGGAGCTGAAGACGGCGATCCTGCCCTACGACGCCGCGGTGGACATGGGCGCCGTGCTCGACGCGCTGCAGGCCGCGGGCTTCATCACGCGGTACGACGTCGAAGGCCGGAGCTACGGGCACATCCCGTCATTCAGCCGCTGGCAGACCTTCCACACGCGGGAGCGGCCCAGCAAGCACCCGGACCCGCCGGGCTGGCACGGGGCCAGCACAGGGCTGGCACCGGGCCAGCACCGGGCCGATACTGGTGCGGCACCGGGCTGGCACAGGGCCAGCACAGGGCCAGCACCGGGCTGGCACGGGGCCGGGCCCGGCGCGCCGGGGGCCAGTGCTGCACCGCACCCTGCGCAAGTACCTGCCGCGCATGCAGTTGGCGAACTGGCCGGCGAAACGGCACAGGGCCAGCACGGGGCCAGCACCGGGCTGGCACGGGGCCAGCACAGGGCCGACACGGGGCCAGCACAGGGCGAGCACAGGGCCGGCACCACCGTTACGGTTACGGGTACGGTTACGGGTACGGGTACGGGTAGTGCTGTACAGCCACACCCTTCGGGTGTAGCTGTAGCAGCAGCAGCGACTGCGGTGACGGCGGCAGCGGAGGCAGAGGCACGGGCGGTGCGCATTGCGCTCACCGTGGCCGCCAATCGCGGGCTGACGACACGCTACGGCGAGCAGCCGGTGCCGTTACGCTGGAGCCACCCGGGGGCCGCGGAGCTGGCACAGGTGCTGGCCGCGGCCGGGGTGCCGACGGACTGGGCGGTGGCCCAGCTGGAGAGCATGGCGGCGGCCTGCACGCTGGAGCGACCACCGCGCAGCGTGCGATACTGGGCGGAGAGCCTTCTGGAGCTGTGGCAAGTGCAGGAATCGCGGGCCACACCCATGGGCCCCGGCGTGGCGGTGACCGAGGATGGAATCCCGGTCGCCGCGGCGCTCCGGTACGCCCGCAGTGGTGATGCCGAATGGCGCCGATACTGCGAGGCGCACGGCTTGGACTGGCACCGGGATGACGACGCGGAGGCGGAGGCATGAGCGACCACCGGATGCGGGCGGACTGGCGGCCCAGCCCGGCGCTGGAGGCGGCGGTGCGCAAGGCGCTGCAGGTGCTGGCGCGCCACTGGCCCCGGGCCATGGCCATGGCGATGGACGCCAGTGAGGCCGGGTCGGCCTACGTGGCCGACTTTGCGCGGGCCATGCACGACGACGTGGAGCTGCCGGCCATTCCCCACGCGGCGCAGCTGTGGGTGCGTGACCACAAGACGCCGCCCAAGCCGGCGGAGCTGGGGCGACTGGCCCGTGAGTTGTCCGCCCCGCGGCACAGCGGTCTGCCAGCGGGGGCGGCCTGCGATCCGCCGCCGCCGCCGCCGGGGGCCGAGACGGCGCAGCGGAAGGAGGCGTTGAGCCAGCGGGCGCTGGCCGAGCTGCGGCGCACGGCCAGCGGCACCACCGCCGCCGGCTTCGGCGGCGTGGCCATGGTCTGGGCCCTGCTCATGGAGACGGCGCCGGACCCGGCCGCCCGTGACCGGGTGCGCGCCGGCGACGTGCCGGAGGCGGAGTTCATGGCGGCGGTGGCGGCCGTGGCCCGTGGGCGCCGGCCGCGCACGGCCGGCAGCACGGTGGCGGAGGCGCTGCCGGGGGCACTGGGCCAGCAGCGTGGGGGCCGGTGATGCGGGGCCGCCGCATGCCGCGCCGGGCGCTGCCCCCGCAGGCATTGCAGGAGCTACCGCCGCACCTGCTGGCGCAGCTGTCGCCCGCGCAGCAGGCGCTGCTGGAGGCGGCGCGGCGTGGGGTGGACACGGCGGCCGTGGCGCTGGGCAGTGCCGCCCGGCGGCGCCCGGCCCGGGAGCTGGAGCACGCGATGCAGGTGGCGCTCTTCGACGCGATGGACGCCCACCCCGCCCTGCGCGGCCTGCCCATCTACGCCGTGCCGAATTTCGCCGGCACCTACGGGTCGCAGCGCCAGCGGCTGCGGCACGGCCACCGCTCGAAGGCGGCGGGCCGGCGGGCCGGCGTGCCCGACATCTGCGTGGACGTGGGCACGCCCCACGCCCACGGGCTGCGGCTGGAGCTGAAGACGGACACGGGCCGGCTGACTGAGGCGCAAGAGCGGTGGCACGCCATGCTGCGGCAGGGCGGGTACGCCGTGGTGGTGGTGCGGGAGGCGGCGGTGGCACTGGAGCTGGTGCTGGACTACGTGGCCGGCGGCACGGTGGCCGTGGTGGAGAGCACGCGGCAGGCGGCCGAGCTGCGGGAGGCGGCGCTGCGGCGGCAACAGCGCCAGCGGGCCGCTACAGGCCGCCGAGCGGGCCGCGAGGGGTAACGGTGCCCCCACCCGGGTTCAGTGGCGTGGCGGCCCTCTTGCGGCGCCGCATGAGCCCATTACGTGCCACGGGGGCCGGCGTTGGTGCGCCGGCCCCCGTGGTGTTGCGCGCTGGTGTGGTGCTAGAAGACGCAGCGGCTCAGGCTGTAGGTGTGCCCGCCCAGCTGGTACTCCGCCAGCTGGCCGGGCGCCAGCTGCGTGACCTCCTGCCGGGCGGCGGCGACCTGCACCGGCAGGTACAGGTCGTCGTCCCGGGCCCGGCCGTCCAGCTCCAGCGCCTCCAGCATGTCCATCAGCGCCGCTTGGGCGCTGGCGTAGTCGGGCGTCACGACGATGGCGCCGGGCCCGATGGCCACCCACCCCGTGGTCAGCACGTGGCCGCCCGCCGGCTGCGCACCGGGGCCAGCCGCGGCGCCTGCTGCCGCTCCTGCAGCTCCTCGCGCCACGCCAGCTGATCCTGCACCGCCGCGTCGTAGTCCTCGCGCCACGGCCGGGCGTCCACCACCACCAGCGCCCGGGGCCACATCCACGCCACACGCGCCAGCGCGGCCGGCCCCGGCCACCGCTTGCGGTGCCACGCCATGATGGCCGCCCGATAGACCCGCTGTGCGCCTGCACCGTGCTGCACCAGCCCCACCTGCACGACCATCCGCTCCTCGCCATCCGCCAGTCCTTCCATCAGCTCCAGCATGTGGTCCCCCATGCGGTGTGGTCAGATCGCCGGCACCAGCAGCCGCTGGCGCAGGGTGTCGCGTGCCCAGCTTTGGCATGCCGCCACGTGGTCGCTGCCGGCGGGGGCCGCACCCATCGCCACCTTCAGCACCTCATCCACCAGCGCCAGCACCGCCTCCCGGGGCGTCCCGCCCCAGCCCACCACGCCCCCCAGCAGGCCCCCATCGCTGCGCACCGCTTGCGCCCGCCACGTCCCGCCGGCGCCCCGCGGCTCGTCCAGCTGCACGCGCCCGAACAGCGTGTGGGCCGCCCCCGCCGGCACCGGGCCCCCCGTCTCCTCCACCGGGCCCCCCGTCTCCTCCACCGGGCCCCGCAGCGTCGTGGCCGCGCGCACGGCCACCGTGGCCAGCATCACCCGCGCCTCCGCCCCGTCCACCGCCAGCCGCTCCAGCGCCTGCAGGCGGCGCCGCAGCGTGGTGTACTGCTCATGCAGCAGCTGGCCCAGCGGCGTTGCCAACGTGCGCTCCAGCTCCCACTCGTCCCGTGTCATCCTGCGGTTCTCCATGGTCCGCTCCTCCGCCCAGTGCGGCCGGGCAGGGCGGGCCGCCACCCGGCGGCCCGCCCCCCGCGGCAGTGTCTAGAACGCGATCTGCATCACGCGGCCCGCGGCCCGCTCCAGCGCCACCCGGTCGCTGGCGTGCGGCAGGTCTCGCGCCACCTGTGTCATGCCGCCGGTCAGCCCCCACACCGTGGTGGGCGCGCCGTACCAGTGCTCGTGTTGCTCGGCCACATCGTAGGCGCGCTCCAGCACCCGCACGCCCACGTCCCGCAGCCGCAGGCCCAGCACCCGGTCAAGCACCGTCGCCTTGTCCTTGCCCAGCACCGTGGTGCGCATGGCCTGCACCTTGGCCTCGTCCGCCGCGGCGCTGCTGTCCGCGTACTTGCGCAGCTCCACCTGCAGCTGGTCCCACACGCGCTCGTCCGCCTTGCCCACGTGGCGGATGCGCAGCTCCTGCACGCCCTGCGCACCCCACACGCGGTGGTTGCCGCAGACGTACTCGTAAAAGAACGTCGTGAGCACGAAACTGGCGTTCCCGGTCTCGGAGTTGCTCACGAAGAACCCGCGGCCCAGCCCGCCGGCCGGGCCGGACTCGAAGATGCGCCGGTCGTTGTCCACCAGAAACGCGAACAGGTCGCTGTCGCTGGCGTACAACCCGCGGCTGCCGTCGAAGGCGGCCGGCGCCGGCTGCCACTCCGGTTGCTCCTGCGTCAGGCGCAGCAGGCGGCTGGTCACGTCCGCATTCCAGATGCGGGTGTAGTTCCCGGACACCGCGGAGCGCAGGCGCAGGCTGCCATTCTGCGCAAACAGCAGGTTGTCGCCATACGCCTGCTCATGCGCGGTGGCCAGCCCGTGGTTGAGGTTCGCGGCCACCAGCGCCGCCGGCAGCTTGGTCAGGTAGCCGGCCGGCGCGCCCACCCGGCGGGCCAGCTGGCTCAGGCCGTTGTGCGTGAACGTGGCACGCATCCCCGTGGCCATGCTCACCAGCACCGGGTACGCCGCGCCACCGTCCGGGGCGTCCTCCGCGTGCACGTGCAGCGTGCGCAGGTTCACGTCCGTGGCCTCCACCGCCACGTCGCGGTGGTGCGTGACAGCCGCGTGCAGCTCCTCCAGACTGCCGAACCGCTGGTCGGCCGGCCGGGTGGCCCACTGGTGGTATGCGGCGGTGAGCGGGGCGCCGCTGGACGTGGGGCGCGGGGCGGACGTGGGGCGCGGGGCGGACGTGGGCGTAATGAGCGTGGTCATCGTGTGTTCTCCAGTGTGGCGGGCGGCGCGCCGGGTGGCGGAAGTGTCACCGGGGGCTGGCCCGCGTATGCGGCGCTGCACGTGCAGCACCGTGCCACAACCTACCGCAGAGTGACGCCGGGGCGCAAGGCGGTGCGGGCCAGCTCCTGCTCCAGCTCCGCCACCAGCAGGCGCTGCACCGTCAGCCGCTGCCGCTCCGGCATTACCTCCCACCGCAGCATGCCGGCCTCCGCGTGGGCCCCCTGCGCGTCCAGCTCCTGCGCCCACTGCATGGCGGGCACGACAATGGCCTCAAGCCGGGCCACGGCCTGCTCCGCGTCGTGCAGCTGGGCCATGGCCAGCCGCCGGCCGGCCGCGGTATCGTACAAGGCGGCAGGGCGGGCGGCGGTGGTGGTGGTGGTGGTGCATGCGTGCATCATGGTGCGCTCCGGGTCAGTTGGTCACGGGGTGCCGCAGGGTGCGGCACCACTGCCCTGCAAACGACCGGCCCCCGGCCCGCGCAACATCGGCGGACCGGGGGCCGGGTGCCGGGCTGGCCCGTCAGCCGCGGGCGTCGGGCTCCTGCTCCGCTGCGGCGCCCAGCTCCCCCCAGCCGTCCACCAGCCGAGGCTCGCCCGCACCGGTGGCATCCAGCATCGGCGCGCCCGTGCGGCGGGCGATCATGGCCGCTTCACGGGCATCGATCTGCACGACCGATGTGATGTGCATGCAACCGGAGTCCACAGCGACCGGCCCGGCGCGCTCCTCCACATCCCGCCACTCAACAGCGGCCGCGGCCAGCTGCTCCGCCATCGAACTGGTCTCCCACTGCGCCAGCGCCGCCCGCACCGCCTGTGCAGAGCCCGCGGCGCGCACGAACACGTCTGTGCGCACCTCGACCTCGGCCCGCTGCTTCATCACGCGCACGACCGGAACCGTGTGTTGCAGACTCATGCGCCAGACCGACGTGGTGGGCTGCGGCGTCTTGGGCCCGGGCCCCGGGGCGCTGGGCGGCGACGCACCTACGCCGAGACCGGCCTGCGCCGCGAAGAGCGCACGCGCTTCGGCACGGTCTGGGTGTCCGGCCGGCAGCGCGAGCAGGCGCGCCACCCCGGCCTGCAGCTCTGCTGCCTCCGCCGCCACCACGTCATCCGCGGGAGCGGGCCCCAGCAGTGCCGCCGCCTCAGCCCTGCTGACCTCGGCGGCATACGCCTCCCATGCCCGCCCCACCACGTGGCGCACATCCATGGCCGCCAGTTCATCGGTGATCTCGATGGGCCCGTACTCGCCGCCGTCCTCGTAGACCCTGAGCTCGGCGCCATTCGAGACAGTAGCCTTGCTCACCTCAATGGTGGCGTGCGGGTACGCCGCCCGCAGCGCAGCCTCCGTGCGCTCCGCCAGCCCGTCCAGCGTCATGTCGGGATGGACGAGGCTGGCGGTGGCCACAGCGACGCGGATACGAACGGGGGTCTGCTTCATGGTCAGGTCTCCGCAAGGGGGTCGGGGGTGGTGGTGGTCATGGCATGAACTCCACCGCGCGCATCCCGCGCACAATTCCGGCTCGCCGGCACCAACGGCGCACCGTGGAGACGGCGACGCCCAGCTGGCGGGCGACGCGCTGGTATGGGGTGCCCGCGCCCACGTCGTCGAGGGCGTCGATGACGAGCTGGTCGTCGGCGCGCCGCCGGTAGCGGCGTCGGGGCTCCGGGACACCGAAATGGACGGCAAGGGCGTCCACGGACCAGATGGAGCGGCAGCCGTGGCGGCCGATCACCTCGACGAGCGGGATGCCGAGCTGCGCGCAGCGGGCGTCGGTGCGGGTCTGGCCGAGGACGCGCGCCTGCTCGGCGCGGGTGAGGTTGAGGCTGGTGTCGTCCATCGCGAGGTTGAGGCGGGGCATGGTGGTGGTCATGGTGGTCATGCTCGTGTGCTCCAGTGTGGGTGAGGGGGCGGGCGTTACGCCACCGGGGCCCGGCGGGCGCTGCGCGCCACCGGCAGGATGGCCAGCTGCAGGATTCCCCGGGCGCGGCGCTGCTGCTGCAGGCCGAGCTGGACTTTTTGCGCCACCTGCTTGCTGCGGCACAGCTCGACAAGCGCCCAGCCGGCCTCTGTGCGCACAGCCACCCCGTGCAGGAACAGCGACGCCGCGGTGCGGGCGACCTCATGGCCGTCGGGGAGGGTGACCGTGTACGTGTAGGTGGTGGTCATGGTCCGATTCTCCAGCGTGCGGGGGTGGTGTCGGTGCCGCAGTGTGCAGCACCTACGCCAGCATAACGACCCAGCCCCCGCTGACGCAACATCGGCGTCGGCGGGGGCTGGGCGGGCAGGGCCCGCGGCCGCCGCTCAGTCGTGATAGACGGTCAGCGTCAGGCACCCCATTGATTGCTTGTACACGGTCTTGGCGTCCGAGCTGCGGACCGCGACGAACGGCTGACCGTTGCCCGCGTCGGTGCGGATGATGCGCGGCATGGCCACCGGGAACCCGAGGTCGGAGGCGAATGCGACGCGGTCGAAGGTTGTCTCGACGTTCTCGCTGAGCACAGCGGCGGCGACAAACGGCGCCGCCTCCAGCGCGGCGGTGGCGGCGGTGGCGGGGGTGTGCGTTTGGGTGGTCATGGTCCGATTCTCCAGCGTGCGGGTGGTGGTCCGGGCTGCAGCGTGCAGCACCTTCACCAGCATAACGACGCAGCCCCCGCTGACGCAACATCGGCGTCAGCGGGGGCTGGGCGGGCAGGGCCCGCGGCGTTACCGCGGCGGCCGGCGCAGGCGGGCGGTGGCGGCGGGCCGGTCCTGCACACTGCCGTCGGCCCGGGCCAGCTCCGGCGTGCCCGCCGGCGTGCGCACCAGCACCGCCAGCCCGCGGTGCACGGCCAGCGCCACACCCTCCAGCGCCAGCCGCTGCCGGTACTGCGGCGTGGTGTGCGGCCGCCGGTCTCCAATGCCCACCGCTACCCGGTCCACCACCACCAGCGCCCGCACCGTGGCGCCGGGTGGCACCGCGTCCAGCGCCGCCTGCGCCAGCACCGCGGCCAGCGCCACGTCCGGCGGCGCCATGCGCAGGCGGGCCTGCGCCGTGGTGAGGGCCACCGGGTAGTCCTGCGCCGCGGGGCTCACGCGGCACCCCGGCCGACCTTTGCGGCCTTGCGGGCGGCCGCCTTGGCCGCCTTCTGCTCTGCCACGAACTGCCGAGCGCCCTGCAGCAGCAGGAGCCCGTAGTCCAGCGGCCCGTAGGTGGTGCGGCGCCCCAGCTCCCGGACCATGACGCCCTCCGCGGTCAGGGTGACCACCAGCTCCCCATGGCGGCGGGTGCGCACCACGCGGCGCACCGGGCGCTGCAGCCGCGTGGTCATGCTGCCCCCCGGGCCGCCCGCAGCGCCAGCGGGGCGGCGGGCAGCGCCGCCACCATCACCGTCACCGGCCGGCCGGCGGCGTCCCGGCGTGGCTGGCGCAGCTCCACCAGCTGCTTCCGCAGCAGCTCCAGCAGCGGCGCCGTGTCCCGCTCCAGCTCCGCCGGGTACACCGGCACCGCGTCGTGCCCTGTGGCCTCGTGGCACTCCAGCAGCTCCGCCAGCAGCTGCTGCGCGTTCGGGCTCAGCGCCCCCGTCTCGTTCGTCTTGGTCATGGTCGTGTGCTCCAGTGTGGGTTGGGTGAGTGAGGGGGCGGGCGTTACGCCACCCGGCCCGGGCCGCCGGTGCGCTTCACCGGCAGGATCGCGAACTCGGCGTAGCCCGGGATGTTGCGGTAGCGGTTGATGCTGTTTGCGGCCAGCCGCTCGCTGGCGCTGTACCCCAGCACGACCCAGCCGTCCTCATGGTAGTAGTGGCCCTCGGTGCGCACCGCCAGCGCGTGGCTGTAGTTGCGGGGGCTGTTCTTCAGCGAGGCCTTCTTGCCGTTGGGCAGGATCACCGTGTAGTGGAAGGGCTTGGTGCGGGCCATGGTCGTGTGCTCCAGTGTGGGGGTTGGTGCAGCACCGTGCTGCGCCTACACCAGCATAACGACGCAACCCCTCACAACGCAACATCGGGCTGGGCGGGCCCTGCCGGCAGGGCCTCCACCCACCGGATCAGGCGGTCTTCCCGGGTCAGCGTGCGCGGCTTCTCCGCCACCAGCCACCCCTCCCGGTCCAGCGC